CCTATGTTTCCCCCGTTATATGATTACTCGCCGTATTTCACCCTAGCCCTCTTTTATCCCGAGAAATAAAAAAGGCTTCCATTGCATATATACATGGAAGCGTTCTATAAACAAAGACAAGTTTCCCCTCATCTTTATACAAACGCCTCGTAGTCAAGCCATTTACGGTAGCTAGGTAGAAACTTTCGGGCCATATCCCCGATATTATACGACGGCTATAATATTCACTTTTCGTTTGAATTACATAATCATATTAACTCGACGAAGTAGTTTTGTCAATTTAAAAACGAACATTTTCATAAACTTTTATAGTTTCGTTCGTATTAATGCCAAAATAAAAAAGATCCATCTATGCATAAGCAATAGATGGACCTTTTTATAAATACTATTCCCACTCAATTTACAAAAAGTATCACATAAGAACACACACTGATAAATAAACACTTTTAAAACGTATAAAACGCTTATTTCCATCTAAAACACTCAAATAAAAATAAACAAGTACCATATGAGTACCACACAACATATAAACAAAAGAGCACAGCGTGTATATACAGTGCGATCAACACTCTATATACCGTCCGCCTACTCACGATAGGCAAACACCTGCTGTACCCTCACGCACTATTTTACAGTACGTAAGGGCTCCTAGCAACAGTTTGCTTACATTTGGCATTCTGTTGCTTTTTTGTTTCCAAAAAGGAGACAAGATTTATAATGAAAACGAAACGTATAGACGTAATAGCAAAAGAAGAATCCTATCACAATTTATCCGTATTTATTGATGTGGAAGAACTAAACAAAGTCGTTAGAACATACAAAGACGTCATTAGAACGTCTGTTAAACGTGCCGATGTACAAGCTAGACTTATTACATTATTGGATATTTTAAAGCGTCACAGTTGTAAATATGTAGGCGTTAGTTTCCTATGCAAAAATTCAATTGCTGACATGATGGAAGTATCCTATAAAACTGTACAACGTTTAATGAAGAAACTTGTGGAGTTAGGCATGATTAATCAAATAGCAATGAAGCGTAAAAAAGATATGCGCCAAACTTCTAATGCTATTATTATTCAGCCAATTGTGGAGGAAGTGTCCAACAAGGTAGATACAAAAAGTCCTACAAAGTGTCCTACCATTAAAACAAAACCTATTTCTTTAAAACAAAAGATTAAAGATATAAATATACGTAAGAGTAACGAGTCTCAATCTAATGTCAATGATAATGATTTTATCGATTATCGAGTTCCACAATCTATGCGAATGAAATTAGCAACTGCATTTGATTCAAAAGTTATCAATGAATCCTTCCACAATGCTGTGAATATCGTTAAAAAGGCTGCTAAGAAATTTAATTTACTATCAGACAAAGATGTATTTAACAACATTATTGCCAATGCTTCTGTTGCTTTATTCTCTAAAACTCATGAAGCTGAGCATAACGGGACTCTTATGAAAAATCCTATTGGATACTTTACTAATACATTTAAAACTATGGTATATGACTACATCGATAGATTTAGAGACATCCACAATATTTCTAAACGTAAAGAAAATAACCATGTTGGACTAACAGGTATGTTCAAACAGTTTATCGATGGGTAAATTCGCTTATTTCAACGGGATTGTAAATAACTTAATGGATAAGTTTTACTTTGATGGGGATTTTATGACCAAATAAAAAAACACCCAGTTCTAATAACTAGGTGTCCCAACTTTTAAAATGTCCATAAATTGTATTTTATTTTACAATTCTCTTTATATATCCTTATTCAGATTCTTTTAAAGTGATGGGCTCATTTTCTTTTATAAGCTCCTCTTCCACAATAATAGATTCTTCTTTTGGAGAATAGTATTCATAAATTTCATTTCGAACAGAATTACGTATATTTTCATTTTCTTTCAGGAATTGCTTAGCATTATCTCTACCTTGCCCAAGACGCTCCTCTTTATACGAATACCATGATCCGCTTTTCTGAACAATATCTAACCCTACCCCAATATCAACAAGCTCTCCCTCTAGGGAAATGCCTTCTCCATACATAATATCAAATTCTAAATTTCGAAATGGTGGAGCAACTTTATTTTTTACTACTTTCACTTTTGTTTTATTACCAACAATGTCACTGCCTTGCTTTAACTGCTCCGAACGACGTACTTCGAGACGGACAGTTGAATAAAACTTCAACGCTCTACCACCAGGTGTCGTCTCGGGATTCCCAAATGAAACGCCCACTTTCTCTCTAAGTTGATTCAAAAATATAGCTATTACTCCATTTTTAGATACTGCTCCTGATATCTTCCTCAAGGCTTGCCCCATCAGCCTTGCTTGCAGTCCAACATGTGATGCTCCCATATCACCATCAATTTCTGCCTGTGGTACTAGAGCTGCTACAGAGTCTACTACAATAATTTCAACAGCGCTACTTCTTACTAACGCTTCCGCTATCTCTAACGCCTCTTCTCCCGTATTCGGTTGTGACACAAACAACTCATCAATATTTACACCTAACTTTTCTGCATATACAGGATCAAGCGCATGTTCCGCATCAATAAATGCCGCAGTTCCACCTTGTTTTTGAACTTCTGCAATTGCATGTAATGCTAGTGTTGTCTTTCCTGAAGATTCGGGACCAAAGATTTCAGTAATGCGCCCTTTCGGATATCCACCAACACCTAAAGCATTATCTAATCCAACAGAGCCACTTGACACAACAGATATTTTTTGTTCAGGTCGCTCACCCAGTTTCATAACAGCACCTTTGCCAAAATCTTTTTCAATTTTCTTCAGAGCCTCTTCTAATGCTTTCTCTTTTCCTTTAGTTGTATTTTCAGTTGCTGCCATATGAATTGCTCCTTTCAAGAACATTCGTTTGTATAAATTATAGAACAATCGTTCTGTTCCGTCAATAAATTAGAAACGAACATTTACAGTTGTTGCATGAAATTGGTATGATTTACTTAATTTAAGGGGGATGATTATATGAAGGTTGTCCAATTAATATTTAGAGGATTTCGTTTAATCGGTAGAATTATTAATCCAATACTAAAGGCATTATCTAAAAGTAAATTTTAAATATCATAGCAATAAAAAAAACGCCCATTTTTGCACTGCACCAACTTGTTAGACGCAATTAACACAATAGTGCAACCAAAATGAAAAAAATAGTTATGAAAGGAAAACAGATGTGTAAACTCAAAGAATATGACCTGGCATATATTTGTTACTATTCTGAGAGAATAGAGTTTTCAGCCATTGCTGCTGGATTTTCACAACCGGTGTCAACTAAGGTAATACATCATATTGTTCAAGAATTAAATAATCAGGGACTATTTGATTTTTACAAGAGTACCTATGAGGAAATGTTAGAAGAATGAGGAGAGTGGCTACATATGTTAACGAAATCGCAATACGAACGTTTCGCAGCAGATAAGCAATGTATCGAACGTGCATTAACCATGTGGAAAGAATGGATGTGCAAAAAAAAGACTTATACAGATGAACTTGCTGCTCAAGGTACGATGTACGTTGTCAATCATATGAAATTACGAGATCATCAAGTTTCTGTAATCTTCGATTTTTTTGATGAGTATTTAACTTTATTAGATCACGGAGAAGAACAAGCAGAAGCTTTTTATAAAACCATTATGAGGATGTAATAACAGAGGGTTCTCTCACGAATAACTAAAAAAGAGTATATTCATAAAAAATAAAGGTGGTTAATACAATGAAAACTACGAATTGTGGGGGAATATCTTAGTAATACTTGCCCTACTCTATGCGCTGTTATATACTCTTATTGAGAACACACTTCTGTAGTTCCCTTTTGGTGTCTTACAAGAATTGTAGTTTTGTCATCTTTCTTTTGGATTGAAACACAGGAAAAGATACTTCATAATGAGGTGTTTTTTCTTTTTCCAATAGGTTGTTAAAAACCACATCTCTTTACCATACTAACAATACAGTTGCTATACTGCTATCTATACAACTTTCGAGGTGATACAGCACGAAAAAATATCAAATCGTTTATAGTGTTTTCTCTCCCAGTGGGCAACAATACAAAGAAAAGTTTATTGAAATTTACGCACCAACAGTTGAGCATGCAAAACACGGAATAGAAACTGAATTAAAAAGAAGAATGGGCGACCTATACCAATGGCAAATAGACGTTCAACAAATAGAAGGTGAACAACTCTCGTTATTCTAAACAACTTGACGAGATAAAAAAGAAGATGTAAAATGATTATCCGTGTAAAAAACTTGGTTTATACAACCCAACACGTTGTGACAGATCGGGCTATTGCCAACAACTTTTATGACATTCTTAGTTGTGTTTAGCAAGATACACGGGAGAGGTTTACAGATTCGTAATAATGAAGCAAGTAGGGCTTATAACTTATTATGGTATAAAATATATGTAAACTGCATACTCTAGAATTGACATCTAAAGAACTTACAACATGAAAAAGACATCTTCGACTGGGGAAGGTGTCTTTCTTACCTTTAGTCAAGTGCTATTGAAAGATTTGATTCGATGAAGTAATTTATTTTTTAGAGTGATGGGTATCTTTCCTCTAAAAAATAAATTTGTGTACACCAAATAGACCTAACGAGATATCATTTTTTTCGCGAGGTCAATTGTGCTATAGTATATTTAGTTGATTACGAACCGGTTGATGCTATTTCGTAATCATATAGTTTTTCGTGTGTAATAAGATGAAATGCCACTTTCAAAAACTTATTCATACACGCAACGGATGCAACTTTATGAGGCTTTCTCAAAGGTTGCTTCTTTAATTTGTCATAGTATTCTACCAGATGATTCTTTGTTTTCTTACGTAATGTAATCATCGATGTAACCATAAAGAATAAGATTTTCCTTAGTTTATTGTTTCCCCTTTTATTGATTTTGTCCTTATAATGAGTATTCCCTGACTGATAACGCCTAATATCAATCCCCACATAGGCATTTAATTGCTTATTATTTTTAAAACGTCTTATATCACCTAACTCACCGATGATTCGAACGGCTGTTATTTCCCCTATTCCTGGAAATGACCGAAGCACATGATATTCTGTACGTTCATTAGAAAGTTCCACCATCTGCTTTACAAGCTGTGCCTTCTTCTCTTTCAAGTCTGCAATGCGGCTGGCATAATCTTTGACTTGCTCGCAGCGTACATCGTTTCTTGAGATTGCTGGGTAAGAGATTTTTGCAGCTTTAAGGAGGGCGGTTCCTTTCTCTTCTACTCGTTTCAAAGACAACCGTTTTTGTGTATTTGCCTTTAACCTACTGCAAATTCTCGTTTTAGAATGGGCTAACACTTCATCCGGGTGTGGATATAGTTGTACGATATTCAAAAACAGGGACGACCGCTTTGTAAATAGCTGTTCCAACTCTGGAAAACTCAATTGTAGGATTGCGTGTAACCGAGAATATAAATGAGTAATCTCAATGTCTAACTCATCATAGTAACGTGTGAGTCCACGCATCTGTTGGTAGTATCCCTTTTCTTGATACGTTTGTTCACGTCCTACTCGAAAGTGCGATTTTGCCAGTTCATGCGCGTCGCTTTTATCTGTTTTTTGGCGGCGCATTGAAGCCGTTTGTAAGTTTGCTTCAAGAGGATTAATACGACAATATGCATAATTATTATCTTGAAAGAATCGTTCCAACGGTTTGGAATATACACCTGTTGCTTCAAAAACAATTTCAGGTTCTTCTCCACCTCGACCTATCAGTTCCTGAAGCGTTTCATGAAGCTGTTCAAAAGAGGGACGGTTATGGTTAATTTCCTTCTCTACTTCACATTGACGGTATCGATTGTAAATAACCATCATACTTTTACCCATACTGACATCAAAAGCTACAACGTGTTGCATGACATGAATCTCTCCTTTTTTGCCAATCATAGAAGCCTCCACAGTGCCTTATCGATTCCACTTTCTTATACACGATCTCCTGGATCCAACATACTAAACTGATTCAAATAAGGGTGTGAAGTCGATCTGTTTATTTATACGGACTCCAATATGGTCCAAGACACCTTTCGACCTTACTTCACTTCTACTAAAAAAAATAGTAGCACAAACCGTGGCCTTGGTTTGTACTACTAATGTTAGTATGTTTTGCATATTACACGGTGTACCTACATATAATGAAATCGACAGTGATTTTTTCTCCTTTTATGATAAATCTATTGAAAAAAGCATTCTTGGGGACGAATGCTTTTTTTCTATTCCCTATTTCACATACACATAGGCTCCAATCATAAACCCTATATTAAAAGTAAATTTTAATTACATATAAAATTAACACGTTCCTCTTTTATAATAAAACTATTCTTTTGTATAGTAATGTGTTTTACTTTTCAAACTTTACATATTCACCTGAAACCCATTGATCACCACCAACATTATACCAACCGTCCCTATATCCCCAAGACTGATATCTTTCGCTTTGGTGTACGTTTTTTACGACGCCATAATTAGTTCCTGGGCCAGTACGAACGCGTAATACATCTGCTGTAATAGTAACTACCCCTAAACCATCATTTGAAGGTTGCGAAGTTGTGGATGATTGTCCATCCGCTTCGAAATGTAACCACTCTGAGTTTTCGTAAACCCACTGATCGCCACCTAAATTAAGCCATCCGCCAGAACGTCCCCACACTTTATAATTTTCAGGTGCATTTAGTTTCCTAATTGAATCATATTGAGTCCCTGGTCCTTTACGTAAGTTCACGTTTTGACCAGTAATATAAACAATACCTGTACCACTTGTAATTGGTGGTTGTGGAATCTGTGGCGTTTCTGGAATTTGAATTTCCCCACCAGAAACTAATTGTTGTTTAAACCACTGTACACGCCCTTCATTAATCATTCTATGAGGACAATATTTACCGTTTCTTTCTTGGTGTGTTTTAACTTTAGAAATTGGAATGTTGAACATATCCATTAACTGACGAATTACTTGAGCGGCATTCAATTCAGCTTTACGATATCTTTCCCCACCTGACATAGAATAACAAATCTCTATACCGATACTATTACGATTACCTGGTCCATTCCCATCACCTGCATGCCAAGCATTTCTATTAAACGGAATTAATTGAATAGCTTCTTTGTCATCTACAGCGATATGGAACGAAGTACCTGTACTATTGTTAGCGACATTATTACGTTCGTTTAATGCCGTAGCATCATTATACGTGTTGTGGAATGTAATTTCCGTTGGATTCATTGGATATGGACATAAAACTGAATAACGACTTTCTGGTACTAACATTTTTTTGATTTCCATTACTGAACATCTCCTTTTTTCTCTTCCTGTTTTTGTTTACCGCCCAAAATTTCAACTGCATTTGTTAATGCTGAAGGTAAGGGGATTCCCATACGACCAGCGTTTTCTAAAAGTGAAAGCAACTCATTGCCCATGAAGAAGAAAATAGTCGCTTCACGAATTGCACTGTTACTTCCCAGTGCTGAATCTAGTTGAGCGGACGCTCCGACCAAAAGAAAAAGCACCACCTTTTTGGCGATGCCTTTGAAACCAACTTTACTTTTTAATTCTCCGTTATACCCTGCTGCAATCATGCCAGTTAAATAATCAATAACTGCCATCGTTACTAAGATTTTCAATGTTGCATCCCATCCTCCCAAAAAATACCCACAAAAGCCTCCAAATGTAGCTATAAATGCTTTCATTAATATATCAATACGATCCATCTTTCCATCTCCTTATTTATAATAAAAAAGAGAGACGCTTGTCCCTCTCTCAATAAGTACTTTTATTTTAAGATATTAAATCATCCCTTTTAATATTAAACCCAAGACTGACATAGTAATTGCACTAATAATAATTCGTAAAATCCAAGTTGTATTAATGCTAATCTTTTCTAATTGCTTATTAATTGTAGCAATGTCTTTCTCATTAATTGTTGTGCGAGTTTCTAAATTACGAATATCTCGCATAATTTCTTTTTGTTCTGCTTTTAAACTGTCGATTTTTACATATACATCTTCCACTGCATTCACATCCTTTTAAAATCTTAATAAAACAATCTCTACATGATATGAGACAACCTTATTTATGGTGAATGCATCGCAGAAATTTCAAAACAAAAGCCGTATTTTGTGCAAAATAAAAACAGCTTATGGCTGCCCTATTTGCGTTGTATTTTCAATTGTTAATGTCTCTTGTGGCGGATATTCACCTGTAAGTTTAAAATAATCATTTGCACAAATGTTCCTTTTAGCAACTCCTAAGTTCAATTCATATAATTTGGCTCCACAACCACATAACTCACATTTCGTTAAAACCCTAAAACCAATAGTTCCGTCAGACATTTCCCTCCACACCTCAACTTTACTCGTATCATTGGAAACCCCTGCATTATCTAACATGTCAGCAGGTACTTGTATAAAGACTCCTGTTTCCGTTCGTTTCACGTCTACTATTCTTCCCATATAAGGAAGCGTTTCACCTTCTTGAAAAGGCATCATATAGTTAATATCCATGTTTAATCCTTCCTTTCTATCCAAGTGCGTTAAATTTCCAGCCACTTGGAGTACTCACATAAAAACCCGCTCCAGCATTACCGTCTGTAAAACGAATATGTCCCCATTGTTGGAATCCACCGCCACCTAAGTTAATCCCCTGCATTGCTCGTATATTCCTATGGATTTTCACTTCTTTTTCAGTACTTATATCAAACGTTTGTCCGTCTGGTGATGGAGATATATTATTATTCACACCACCTACAGCAAGCGCGTTAAACGGCTGAATACCATCTGCTCTTTCTGCTGCAGCACGATCCCAATTATACATAGATGCATATTTGCCACTGTATAACGTTACACCACTTACACAAATTGCTGTCCCTTGTCTCATGTCAGCATTTCCAGAACAAACTTTAATAATTAATGCGTGCTGTTGCGGAATATAGTTTGTTGGCACTTTGAAAGTGAAAGAGTATCTTCTGATTTCTCCATAAAATGTAGACGGTTCAGGAAAATCCATTTTTTGTTCATTCCATATATCGTAACTTACATTGTCTCGGAATTTAACGCAGCATACTTGTAAACGAGGTTTCCCTGTTTTACGTGCACCATTTATCATAGCTGTTCTAAAGTGAGCAGAAACTGTATATTCGTTACCAGGATGTATCCCATTATTCACGACTGTTTCGGGATAGTTATACATATCTACCCTTGCAGCATTTACCATTTGCTCGTAATCGAATATATGTGTATTCTTTTCTATTACGACATTTCCCCATGACTTCCAAGTAAGACCATATCCACCTTCAAACCCATAATAATCGGTATGTCCAATGTTTTTCTTTGTAACACTAGAAAAGTCGGGATCTGATATTAGGTTTCGTCTTGATACCGCAGTTGTTTTTGTTCCCCATTCGTCTTGGAATAGGAAATCTAGCATTTTAACAGTTACACCATCTTTATCAATAGTTATCTTATCACCGTCAATTCTAATAAGATTCGTATCAATGCCTTTTGCCGTTAACCATTTCACCATTGTATCGGCATTAATAGCTACCTTTGAAACATCAATCTCTAATTTTTCCGATGAAAAGTTAATAGCTGCGATGATATTCCCTTTTTTAACTTCTGCAAGGATTCCTTCATCAAGAACCTTAAGTTTAGAACCCGTTGCTTTTACATAAGCGGCGTAAGTCTCATTTATAAACGTTTCTTGTTTTTCAGAAATGATTGAAACGCCCTCTTTATTAGTACTAATACTTCTTTCTAATTCTGTAACTTTTTTATTGTAATCTTCAGTAGCTATTCTATTGGCTATATCTTCTAGCATTTTGTCAGCATCCGTTTGATCTTTTGGATGTAGCCAAAATTCTGTAGCTATAGTGCCACGTTGTAACATAGGTGCAGCACACCATAAACGTCCATTTCTTGTAACGTAATAACGCCATCTCACAAACGCCGCATTAGCTGGCGCTTTATCTGTGCATACAGCACGAACCCATGTATGATTTACAACAGTGATATTCGTTCTAGCTGTCTTAATGCGAGTTTTTTTGTCAGCAGTCCACCATTCAATTTCAATAAATGCACCGCCACCATCAATAGGTGTTTTCCCGTCAGTATTGAAATAACCTGATGCAACAAAGTCTTCGTTAACCTGACACTCAATAAATTGACTTGTAAGTCCCCACCAACGATCTTGGGACTGTCCAGTAACAGTAATTGCAAATGTATTCATACCTTTGTATTTTAAATTCGTATCAACAGCACCAGTAGCCCCATTACCGCTATTCCAAAACCAATATTTCGGTCCTAACGTAAAATTAGCATCACGCAACTCGTTGACAGTACCTAAACCACCTACATAAGCTTCAACATCTTTCTTTTTCATTGCTAGCTTCAATTCTTCAGATTGTTGCAGGATCGTTGTAGTAGCTTGAGTCAGTGTTTCCCCTTGCTGAGTTTGTATTTCCTGTATTTTTTTTACATCACTTGTTATCCCTTCGGCGTTCCGCGTAATCTCCGTTACTTTCTGGCTGAATACATTTTCTTTTACCCCATCTTCCGGAGACGGAGCGTATGCTTTTGGCATAGATCCTTTTAACACGGATACATTTTTGAAGTAGCACTCACTACCATCAGCAGAACGATCACCATAAATATATAAACTAAACCCTTTTTTCATATCTGATTTATCATGTAATTTCATTGTTGTATGAACTCGAACCCACTTTTTAACAGGTTCGATGGTCAATTCTGGCGTACCTCCACTATGAAAGCCCATTGTATTGTTACCCTCAATAAAGTGGTGTAATCCTACCGCTATTTTGTTATTTGCTGTTTCCGTCCATACATCTAAAGCGATCGTGTACGTATCACCTGGCTGGAAATCATTTCGAAAACTAGCTGGCATTTCTTGAGGCATTCCAAGCCACCTTTTAGCTTGACCGAATTGACCATTTTTGTTAATAACAGCAACTACAGGATACCCAAACTTTTTGTCATCAACGTGCATATGATAACCCTTTGTAGGATCTGTTGTTCCAGCGTTATAACCTGTTGCCCAATTACCAGCGCGCAAATTACCGTTTAGGTTCTTATCCCATTGCAGATCGTTATCGGCCCAATAGTGTGTGAAATCTCCGTTACGTGCATAGTTACGATCACCAGCATCATTAATGATAGATTCCGTTTTTTCAATACGTTCTTTTACACCCTCAAAACTTTGCTCCAACTCATAAGTCGATTTTGTAAAACCTGTAGGAACGGAACCTTTTTCTAGTTTAGGTTTCTTGAAACGAAATTTCTTACCCTTTGAATTTTCGTTTCTTTCAAATCGTAATCGCAATCCCCATCCAGTTGCCCGCGCATCAATCTTAAATGTAAATGATCTCCTAGACCAATTAGCGACAGGAAATCTATTGTACAAGTTTTCTGCCCAAACTCCATTAATAAATTGGAATACAATTAAATCAATAAGAGCATCATTTTGCATATCGATACTAAATGTCATATCTTTCTCTTTTTCGTAGTCACCCATCTTAGTATTATCTAGATGGAATTGATAGAAAGAGTCGGTATGATCTGTACATTCTACGATCATGTAATCCTCAGTGAACGATTGAGCAGCTTTGTTGACTAGTGCGCCTCCAGACATTCCAATTGTTTGTGGCTTTTGATTTCGCCCAGTATTGATTAGCCAGTTTTCAACGCCCACTGTACGAGATTCAACCTGCTCCAATTTTTTAGAGATTCTCCCAGCCTCTTCTTTGATCTCGGTTGTTATCTTGGTGAAAACATTACCATCTGCAATATCTTCAGGAGCAGGTCGCCACGAATAATCTTTACTGCCTATAGTCAATTGTGGTGAACTCTGCTGATACCAACAACCAGCAGGAGGGTTTGCATCAGGTTCTATACGTAAATGACTCTCGTTATCTGTTCCCGGTAACGACATCATACTTGCTGTCACTGTGAACGAAACGCTTACCCTTTGCCATTGATTAGTAGATTTATTTGGACGGATTCCGGTAGCACCTGGTGCAAAATAGAAAGTGTGTTGTAATTCTTGGCCATCCGGTAAACCTTTTACTCGAGTATAAATTGAATAGGTTACTTTATCTCCTACTTTGACAACTCCCCGATTCACCAAATCTTTGAAGTTATAAGCTAAAGCAGTCCATGATGATTGGGTTTCAACAACTGCATTACCTTGAAAAACATCTTTCGAAATTTTAACTTTATCGGCTGATTTAAACCACCAACGATTGTCTGCTTGCGCAAAGTTCAAAGCACCATCAAAAGATTTAGAACCGATTAATAAGTTTCTTACATCGTCATTAATGTTTGCTACACTTTCTTTAACTTGTGAAATAACTTTCGTATTTCCGTCCACATCACTTTCTAAGGTGTTGATTTTATTTGTAGTCTCACTACTATTTTTCGTTAATGTTTCAATAGACAGTTTAAATTTCTCAGAATCCTGTTCAACCTGGGTTACTTTTTTATCAATTTCACCTTGATCTCTTTGTACGTCAGAAATAGTTCTCGTAACTTTTTGAAGACTTTCTGTTACTGTATTAAATTGGCCAGTGGTTTCTTGTTGCGCTTCTTCCACTTTCTTATTTAATTCTTCTTTTGCGAGTTTAATATCCTTATTAACCTGCTCCAGTGTATCTTTTTTAATTGATTCCACATCAGGAATAAGGAGTTCCCAACCTTTACCGTTCCACACTTTTAAAACACCAGGTTTACCGTTACTAATATCTCGCCATATCGTCTTACCAATTTTAAGATTCGTTGTTGGTGGATTCACAGCCTCGATGATTTCTACTGTATTATTCTTCAAGTTTTCTTGAACTTTCTCTGCTAACTCTTTCGCTGCTTTCGACTCTTTCTGTGCTTCATTTACTTTTTTATCAGTATCTTGTACAAGTTCTTCTAATCTATCTAACAATTCTTTATTTGCTTTATTTCCTAAAGTAGCGCGAATCCTATTGTACATTTTTCTTAACTCTTCGTTCGCATCAGTAATTTCACGATAATCACCAAACACGTATTGATCTTGTGAAGGATCAGTATGTGATTCATCACCAACGATTGCCCTTGCTTCAAGGTATAACTTAGGTGTGAATCCTGTATCTTTGATTCGGATTGTATCGCCCTCATTAATTAGTTCATGTGCTAGTCCGAAAATACGTCCAATCGATTGCGCTTCTACTTCGTATGAAACAGAAGATACACGTTTTGCTAGCTCTGTTTTCATAAGAGTCAGTAAACGTTCTGGTGTGATATTTCCTTCTGTTTCCGGAGTATAGAAACCAAATTTATGCTTTCCATGTTCATTCCACCGTTGGAACGCATCATTATCAACAATGTAAGGAAGTCCGTTATTGATACTCTCAATTGTGATAAGTTTATCACCTTCATCTCGTACAAAACCGACAAGTGCTGTGCAAATATCTCTTGAGTGCTCAATACGTCTAACACCAACTAAATCTTTTCCTAGCACTACTTCTTTTCCAGTTTCTTGGCCACGTTTCCTTATCATATCTACATACCGGCCAGTGATTTGAGAACCTACTACTTCGACACGATATTGGATTTCTAACTCAAATAAAGTAGCGATTTTCTTTAAAAAAGCGAGCGGATCTATAAATTCATCAATAGTCATTGTATGGAATGAAGAATAATCGGTTTTTCCACGTTTCCACTTTGAATCCGCAAGAGCAATATCTATAAACGTATTAACTGTTTCACTCTCTATGCGTTGTGGTTTAATGAACCCATCCTTGGCTATTTGAACCCAAGCGCCAGAAGCATGTACAGTAATCGTTCTATCATTAGATTCTTTTTCTACTTCATTATTGATAACATATGGAACAATACGACCATCACGCACTTCCTTTAATACTAAGTTCTGTTGTTGTAATGCAACTGCATGTGAAGTTCCATCAAAAGTTTTAAATTCTAACGTATCAATGTTGTTTTTGATTTCCCAATGGCGTTTATCATCCCAATAGTCCTTTGATTGAATGACTGATATAATCTGATCTGTTTTGAAATCAACAACATGAAGTATCCCACTTGGTGTTCTCATCTAAATCGCTCCCTATATTTCACCTTTGCTGTTCCTATATCGGAAGGTATGATTTCCAGTGTATTAATACCTTTATTGATAACAGGAAAATTACTAAAAATATCTTTTATGTTAATAGCGTTTTTCCCCTCAATACTGACATGACTGCTTTCTGTATCAATCACGACTTTGTCACCAACATCGAATATATAAGGCGGTGTATTTTGATTATTTAAATTCACTTTCCAAAATTTCAAATCAGAAACTGACATCGCTTCTACTGGCGGAACATCTTGCCACTGCATGATACTAATCTGTATTTGAGCTGCTTTTTCCATATGTTTATTGTCTTTATCGGTCCATCTTGCAAAGCGTTCTGAATCATCTTTTTCTGTTCCAGGAAGAAATTTTGAAATATAAGCCTCCCAATCATTACCGGTTCTAGCGATCCACAACCTACCATAATACTGATTCCATGTATTCGGATAATCACCACTCTCATAAATCAAACCTATTTTTCCAGGCTTATTATCATATCCAATTACCATCGTTCCAAAATTTTGTTCAGCTTGCCAATAGAGGTCATTCATGGCAATTTTTGAAAGAACTTTGCTGTTTTCATCGAGTATCGCTATCTCAACTCGTCCCATTTCATTGATCTTTTTACTTTTACATGTAACGTGGGCTTGCATAATAAAATCTTGTACTGGCCCACCAGGGATACTCTTTTTAACAGATGCGCCATGCCATCCATTACTCGAACCATAGTCCGAACAATAGAATTGGTAACTATCTGTTTTCATTTCACCAACTGGATTACCATCTTCCATAGAACTAACCTTACTCCACCCTACAGTAGTGGACATATCATCCCATATAAGACGCTGATTTCTTTCTACAGGCAATTGTTCCATTTTTAATGGCACTCCAATACGGAAATAATCTGGTTCCTTTGAATATTTATCTTCAAACCATACATCTAAAAAAGTGTTTGGTTTTTTAATATCAATTTCAATAATCGGATTTGAATGCACAGAGCCTTTGTTTTTAACATTGGCAATTAACCCTCGACCATCATTTTCAAAATCAACCGTTTGCTCATTTCCTAACTTATACGGCATTGGACAAATAAATTTCAAAGTGCCTTGTCCGATATCCACAAATTTATCAATATCAAAATCTTCATCTATAACTGCCATATATGTTCTATCAGGCATTACATCAAAAATCAGTTCTGCTGGATTTTCAGTAATAAGCCACTCCGCTATTTCTTCTTTTAACGTTTCTAAATTCGTCCCATTTGGAACAATAATCCCCACAGGTACAGAAAGAGGACGGGTTTCGGTATCTGTACTTAATAACCTTGCCCCCGGATATCCGGGGGTTTTCAGAAAATTCCTCCTTAAAGGCGCCCATGTTGGAGGATTCCACCCTCTTTCAATATAAATATAACTTTTTCGTTCTCCATTAAATTCAAAGGAACTCATCGTCTCTCTCCTTTTATACAAAATAAAAGAAACCCAAATCTAAAAGATTGAGTTTCTTGCTTGTGCTCTATTTTGATATTCAGTTACATACGGATGGCTCACACGCGCTATTTCTCTTCCTTCTAGTATGACAGGAATTTCAATATAAGTAGGTTCTGACTTCATATAGGGTTGCTTATCAGGATTATCATTGTCAGGTCTATATTGAATGACATTAGGATTATCAGATAATACTTCTCTCCATCTAGAAAGGCTGCCTACATCATGAATAGAAAGTCCCTCAAATCGTTCCATTTGACGTCCAATTTCTCTTACCATATCACGCATATTTTCAGGGATATGTGTAATCCAATCATTTTGCCAATCTCCATCTACAAAGATTGCATTAAAATACTTTGTTAGTGGGTCATCACCTTGGAAACTAAATATTTCTTCTGGTTTTATAGAACGAATACTATCCATAGCTCCTGTTACTGTATCTTGCAATGCATCTCGCACAACAGAATATTGACTTTTAATACCTATCGCAATTCCTTGTGCCATACGAACACCAGAAAATCTCAACTTATTTGATTCACTATTTAATTTCAATTCATTTACAAGAGCTGCGTTTGCTTTGGTACCCATTTCTCTACTTTCTTTTTCAGCCATGTGAGCTGATTTTTGAATACCTAGCGCAAATCCTTCACTAAACGGCTTACCACCTTGATCACGTGTTAATTTTGATGGAGAGTTTACATTAAGTGTAGCTTTCAATGCATCAAATGCACCTCGTGCCAAACTAGCTGCTACATTTTGTACATTCCATTCACCATTAGATATACCGTTAGCAAAACCACTAGCAAAAGCTTCTCCAGGACTAAGAGAGCTGACACTCCCTAATCCATCTTTACCACCTTGAGCAACACTTGTTCCGCTTGCAACAGCGGCTCCACGTTTTGCTCCCATATCACTTGCGAATTTATTACCAGCCTTATCACCACCGCCACCATCGGTTGCACTTCCTAACATACCCTCTACACCTAATTTAACATTACTAGCTGCTCCGACTACATTCCCTTTATTCCCGTTAATTAGTCGTTGCATAAGAAGAGTAGAAGATGCGCCACCATTTCCATCTGTGGTTGATCCTAAAGTATTTTCTACACTTTGTTTAACACCTACGGCCGCTCCATTGACATTCCCTTTATTATTATTAATATTATTAAACATCATAGAAGTCGCGTTATTACCGCCATTATTATCAGTTGTACTTCCTAATTGCTGTTCAACGCCTAGTTTAATATTAAAAGCTTCACCTATAATATTTGGCTTATATTGAGCCATAATTCGATTCATTAATGTAGTAGAAGCTGCTCCACCATTTCCGTCTGTGGTTGATCCCAGTGTTTGTTCTACACCTTGCTTAACTTCCTCTGCGGCTTGAACAGGTTGACCCCCATTTTGACGAATTCCATCTGCGGTACTTTGCGGAATAGCTGCCCCTTGCTGAGTTGTATCAATGTTTGTTTTTTGTACAACCATTTGTCTTATAACTTCGAGTGCCTGATCTATATTAAACTTCCCATTGTGTAAGCCTTGAACAAGAGACGCAATTGTCACTTCTCCATTCGGCCCTAAGTTGTACTTAGTCTTATCTTCAATATTAACTCCCAAAGTATTGAGAACGTCTTGCACATTAATAAACCCTGTTTCCATACCAGTTTTTAACGTAGCCATTATACGAGTGCCGTCTTTTGCTAAATCTGCTGCTGTTAATTTAGATAACTGTTGTTGAAAAAAAATAAACACAGCGTCAATACCTACTGTGCCCTCGTGTAATCCATTTACAAATTGTGTAGTTTTCATTTTTCCGAGTGGTCCTAAATCTATATCGAGATTCTTCTTTAAATCTAAGTTTAACTTAGATGCGACCTCCCCGATATTCATCTGTTTAAAACCATCGGTAAATGAAGTCATGACTTTAATACCTTCTGGTGTCAATGGTTTATTACCCATTTCTGACCGCATAGTGTTTATGATTGCAATCGCTACATCTTGGACCTTGTACTTACCAGATTTAATTCCATCAACAAACTCTTCTACTGCAACCCAACCTTGCTCTCCTAAATCAATTGTTTTACTTCCATCTTCAAATGTCTTTGCAATGTCATTTGCAACTTCAATAGATTTTTCACGAGTTGACTGGAAAAGGTTATCATAAACAATATTAGAATTTGAAATTAATGACTCTCCATATGTTTTTACTTCATCAGCACTTTTCTTTCTCAGATCAGCTTCTTTTGAAGATCTATCTTGAAGTCGCTTGAATAGATTCTCATTTGTACTTTCAATTATTTCGGAATTCTTAACATACTCTCCGAATCCTCGACCCTGAATTTTAATTTTCTCAGTTTCAGCCTTCGTAATACCCGTTGTTAAATCCATCTCAACACCTTTGGATTCTAACACTTTTTGCGCTTGTTGAAGTTGTTGCTCATACCCTTTTGTTATCAATACAGATTGCTCAGAGTATTTTTTGTTAATTTGAGCTATCGCAATTTCTTGCCCTTTAGTATCAGCTATTTTGCTTTTCGCAAACTCTATTTCTTTTTGTCTTGCTTTATCTAATTCATTTGTTAATTTCGTATACTCTGAACCTAACTCCTTTACTTTACCTTGAATTGTATCAACAGAAGTATTCTTATTGAAATTATCCATCGCCTTACCAATCTTTTGAATCTCATCCACACTCTTAGAAGCTGACTTCCCAACCTCGGCATCAATAGATTGTAAAGCGGTAAAAAACACCGACTTATCGGACGCAGTCATCTTATAGATTTGCCCATTATATTGCGTAAAAAAACTCTGAATTTTCTCATTCGCCTTAATAACGGCTTCCTCTTGTGCCTTAAACACTTCCATTTGATCATTAAAAATTTTATCCTTTGCACGTAAGACTGCGGAATCAGATTCTCCAGCAAACCAACTATCTAAATGAGCTTGGAACTTCCCTCTATCTTTATTAATCGCTTGAATCGCCTCATCTGCTAACTTACCAAATTCGTCATGTGCTCGTTGTACAGCCTCTTTAGCCTTATCACCTGTCATTGTTGGTATTTCATCTAATGTTTTAAAAGCCTGCTCTTTTAAATTCACATACCCTTCAAGAGCTTTTTTCGTACCTTCACTTACACCATCACCAAAGCGCCTACTGTCCTCTTCTGCTTTTTGTGCCTTTTTCCCAGCATCTACGAAAGCAAAACCTAATGCACCAAGTCCAATTACAACTCCACCAATTGTTGCGACAATTGGATTTGCTATAATTGCACCAATACCAAAAGAAAGGAACCCAAGTGCACTAACTACCCCCATAACTGCCGGGGCTAGTAATAATGCTGTCCCATATACTTTTTTAGAGCTATCATCTAATCCGTTGAACCAATCAGCGACACCCTTCACAGATTCTTTCAATTCAGGAATCGCTTGTTTAGCGATATCTAAAATCACCTTACCAAGTGGTTCTAGAGCAATTTGTAGTTCTCTTGTTACAGATTTCCATTGCTTAGCGCTTGTATCGTAACCATCAACCATTTTATTCATTGCGCCACTGTAGTTTCCAAGACCTGTTTCCATATTATTTAGTGATAACATAGTAGTAGCTTCAAGGTCTTCCCATTTCACGCCGAAAAGTGCAACGCCTAACTGATTCACTTTAATTTGATCATCCGTTGTTCGTAATTCATTTAAAACAGCATTAAAAACATCTTTGGAAGTCGCTTTTCCTTCTAGCATCGCTTTCCAAACTTTTTGCGTTTCTTTACTCATTTGACCCATTGCTTCTGTTGTGGACTTACTACCATCTTTTACACGGATACCAAATTCTTTTACAACGTCATTCACATAATCCAAGTTATATGCGCCATTTTTCGAACCATTAATGAGAATTGTGAACATTCCATCTGCACTAAACCCCATTTCATGGAACAAAGGACCATACTCACTTAAATTATCAAATAGCTCATTTGAGTAGTTTAAACCCTTTACAGAACCTTGTGCTAATAAATCAAATGCTTGTTGGCCAGATAAACCAAAGCGTCCCATTAATTGGGCTGCACCACGAGTTACCTCGTTTACATCTGATTCCATTGTTTCTGCTAAGATTTCACTATCACGAGTTACTTGTTTTAAAGTATCATCATCATTAATATCCTTAATATTGCGCTTTACTTTAACTAAAGAATCACTGACACTAGCTAAATCTTCCCCATAGCCTTCGCGCCATACTTCTTTGGCTACAGCACTAACCTTTAAACTTTCTTCCCTTGTTAATCCTAAACCAGATTGTACCTTCTTGTTCGCTTCTTCAAATTGACTTGCATTTACAACTAAAGCTCCAACTCCAGCCGCCACGCCAACTGCTGCTGCACCAAACCCCTGGCTCACTTTCGTACCAGTTTCTTGCATACTGTTTCCAACTTCGTTCATACGCTCGCGTAATCTTCCAGAAACATTACCCAATCGCTCTATTCTTTCTTCTGTATCACCTAGCTCATTACGATAACGATGTAAAGCTGCTGAAGCATTATTAAATGCTGTATCATTTCTAGAAACTTGAGCTGTTAATCTTTGTAAAGCTTGTGTGCCTTGTTTGTATTCTTGCTGTAATTGATTATATTGAGCTTGCAAATCTTTTGTTTCTTGAGCATTTTTCCCGTATGCCTGAGTACTTTGCTGTATCTCTTGTTCTAATTGTTGCATAGATGTAGCCAATTGCTCACATTTTTGACGCATTTCTTGTTGTTTTTGTTGTGAAGTTCTCAAAGCTTGCTCATAATGCTTCATTTTTTGCGTCTGAGCTTCTATTTTTTGATTTAAATGGTTTACCTTATTCTCCAGTTGATCCATCTCTGAACCAACTCCACGTAACTGCTCAGACGTGTTACGAAATTCAGCATCTATTCTTTTCAGACTTCTATTAATGCCTGCAATCCCATTTTCGAATTGATCTGTATCCAAACGGACACGACCACCAATTGTATTATCTCCTAGTGCCATTCAAATTCTCACCTACCTTTACAACCACATTGGTACTTTATCTGCTGTTGTCACTCGATTTGCTTTTTGTTTTCTCGCTAAACAGGTAAAGTAAAACGCAATATCCATTTCATTGATTTGATTTTGTGTCATACCTGCATCCATCAATATGTTATAAATATCAATTACAGCGTCGCTATATTTGATTTTTCCTCCGTCGGTTTCATTTCTAGTTGTGCCATTAACTTTTTTTTCGCATCTTCTACCGTTTCCATTACCTTAATCGCATCATTTAAGCGCCCCATAATTGTTAAACAAACAGAATGAATTGTAAGACTTAAAAACCATACATGAGTGCCATCCACAAATTCCTGTGCTGTAAATTGATTTCCGTACACACTGGCAACAAAATTAGCAGCTCTTTCAATTGTTTCTTTTGGTACTAAGTCCGCTTGTAATTCATCAGCTAATGTTGAAGCTTCAAAAGTAGCTGAACCTGGGATAAATTGTGGTAAATAAAAATCTTTTTTACCTTCTGTATTTTGTAATGTGATTTTCATCATCTGTTTCCTCCTTAATAAAAATAAGGATGGCATTTCGCCATCCCTTTTCTTAATTACTTCCCACTTGGTGGGGCTGTTTCTATTGGTGGAGCTGGTACTTCTTTAAACCACTTTGCCGCAACTGCTGCATCGTGTCCTTCTTCCTCTTCATCTAATCGATGTCTCCAATTACCGTCCGAACGTTGAATTGCCTTACCTTTAATTTTTGCGCTTTGGAATGTTGGTTTATCTTCTGCTGTTTTATGTTCATCACTTGGAAGCTCAAACTTCATTTTGTAATAACATACATATAGATTTTTTCCGTTGTCGTATGGTAAACGATATAGCAATGCTACATAAGGAGGAACATCACTTGTATTATCTACAACTTGACCTTTTACAACCTTTTTACCTAACAATTCGGCATAAACGGATAAAGGTAATGTATCAACTTCTAATTCAATTTCTGTACCACCAAATGCACTAGCTGTTGCTGCTGGTCCACCTTCAGCATAAAAAGTTACTGATTCCGCTTTAGGTGACGCTTTACCACTAACTGTTTTACCGATTCGTTTTGGTGTAGAATAATTAAATTTACCATCTGATGTTTCAGTTAAAACCGCATAATGTAAATCTCTAAAATCTATTGTCATTGCCATATTTCATTTTCCTCCTTAATTAATAATTTCCGTTACAAAACGAAAACCATATCGATAAATTTTTGTATCCATTTCATAATCTGGATAAGTGCTTAAACGCTGAAAAGACAGCTTTTTCATAGCTGCCTGAACTGCACTTTTTAATTGCGTTTTGATTGGTGCCATTGACCATATATCAACCTGATACATAACGTTAGTGGTTTTTTCCTCATTCTCTGCATATAGCCCAGGAGAACTATTTAACTCTGAAAATGTAATCCATATATCTGTTTTGTCATTTCCTTTAACAAATTGATATATAAATTCTCCACCTAACTCAGATTTAATAACTACATCTGTACGTAAAACATCAAATATTTCCTTATTCAAATTTTTCATCGGCCTGTAATCCTCCGCATAAATTCCCTTTCCATTTCTTTTAGGGCTTCTTTTTCACTTTGGATTAAAGTTTTCTCAGCAAACCCTTTGTGTGGTGGGTTTGGATTTTTACTTGTTCCCCAGTTTTGAAATTTCATATAATAATGCGGAGAATTATCTGCTTTGTCCCATCCAATTTCAATTGAATAGGAACTACCTTTTTTCACAACTTTCCCTATATTAATAGCATCCTTAGCGTGTTTTCCATCTCGCCATGATTGTTTTGGAGTTGGTTTTTGCACCTCCGGACCCACAGGAGAATTTCTTTCTAAGTTCTTTTTGAATACCTTTGCTCCAGCTTGTAATGATTGCTTTGTGATCTGGGGAACATCTTGTCCTAACTGTTCCAAATCCCTAATCCATTCTTCTATTCCGAAAACTTCTAATTCTGCCAATTTGATCGCTCCTCACAAATAAGGCACATTTCCTTATGTTGTTCGTCGATATCAATAACTGACTTAATCTCGTATAACTTCCCATCATACCTTACACGCATTGCTGAATTAATACCTTCTCGATATCGAATTGTAAAGTTTATTAGTTTAATAACAAACTCTGCATTTCCTTGAAATATTTCTGATCTAAAGCCTGTACCAAATGGTGTTTTAGGTTCTGCCCATACTTTTACGAACTCTAGCCATTTAGACGGATGAACATTTCCTTCTTCATCTTTTGTTTCTGATATTTTTCGCTCTAGTATGATACATTTGTTTAATTTTGCGGCATTTAACGGCCGCTTATATTTAAAGGGCTGCATATTAATCACCGTCTAACTTAATTTCTTCTAAGGCTTTATCAATGCTCAAACTATTAATTTGGCTTAAAAAATTCTTATCAAAATACTCTAAGGCATCGTTATAAACATAACGAGAACGTTCAAAGACTAATTCTTTGAACTCTTCATCATTGGTAATTTCATAGTCACCGCAAACTCTTAGTAAAGCCTTATTAGATGTAAAAAGGATACGTCTTAGGTTATGGTCTTCTTCATCACCTAAACGCATCCTTTCTTTAAAATCTTGCAATATTTCATCTGAAATTGTTGCGTTTCTCATTTACTTCACCCTTTATTTAGTTTTTGTTTCTGCAGGTGGTGTAAATGAAATTTCTAAATCGTAAACAAGAGCCGCTTTATTATCTTTCGGTTTCCCATTAGCAAATTGTTTAATTGTATAAAGGGTAGCATCTTCGAAAGCTAATGTTTGATCAAATTCTTTTAGCTTGTATCCACCTGCGATTGCAGCAATATATTGTCCTTTTACAAAGAATAATGCTTTACCAACAGGAACTTCCTCACACTCGACAGGTTTAATGTTATAAGGCAATGCCATTACCCATTGACCTGTTGCGGTCTGGATTGTATTACGTGCTTGTACGCCAATCGCATCAATCGGGTTAACTACCATTACAATTTTATTTAATACTTTTCTGGATTTCCCTTTTGCATCAACAGATAAAGCTTTTACTACTTCATAAAGTTCGCCTGCTACAATTACCCCTTTATCAGACGGAGCAAATGTTAGTTTACCAGAAGATTTTTTATCAGTAACAGCGCCTGTTTCTGGATTTACATCTTTCATTAAACCAACTGGTTGATGTGCTACAGATCCGCCACCATTAATAAAGCCAAATTCTAGACCGACTGAATATGTTTCTACTAAAACAGTTCGAACATAACGTTCAATCCATTCCGGGCCAAGTTCCTTCATATCATTTGGAATTGCTGCAAATGCAGTTAATTTAAGTTGACCAATTTTTTCTTGTTTGAAGATAGCATCAATTTGCCCACGGATTTCCCCGAATAATTCGCCCCATACATACGCCTTCGTTGCATCAGAGTAAATAAACTTCGTAACTGCTCCTAAATCTTGCAAACCAATTTCAGCTAATAAGGGATGTTCTGTAACTAAATCTTCAAACACACGCTCTTGAGTCGTTACAGGAAGGATTGAGCCATCTGTAAATCCACCTTCTTTAACAACTGCATTGAAGAATTTTGTTTCTGCTGAAGTTAAAACATTTTGACCACGTTGCTGTAAAATTGAACGATCAAGCATATCGTTATTTACTTGTTCACGGACCGTATTTGCTACATCTGTTTGTAGTGCATCAAAGAAACCTTCAAACGCTGACGTTTGTTCTTGTTCTGTACTTTCTGCGTTAGTTAAAGTGTCCGTCAACTTTGCTTTTGCCTTAGTAAATGCTTCAGATTTATTAAATTTAATTACCATTGTGTGTTTCCTCCGTTTTTTTATAATTTTAAAAGGAGCCCTTTAATCCCACTGTTTTTTACAGGTTTAGGATTCGGCTCCTTTGGTTGTTCTTCTATATTGTTTTGTAAATCATTCAGGATTTCATTTTTTAATCCTGATAATGCTGCATTTAAATCTTCTTTTGTAATTCCTTGGCCTTTGTTCATGGTTCCATTTCTAAAGCCATCGATTACTTTCTGCGGAAGCATGGCAGCAGTAGCCGTTGAAGCTGTCATTTTAACTGGATTCTCCATAAACATGATTTCATCCGCGAAATTGTTTTCTAATGCTTGTTGCGGACCCATCCAAGTTTCTTCAGCCATCATGTTAAGTAGTTCTTCCTCAGATTTACCACTTTTAATGACATAGGCATTTACAATAGCTCGATCTGTTATTTTTAACATCTCGGCTGCCTTTTCCATGTCACGATGATCTCCACCATGCCACTTAGCAGCGTTGTGAATCATGATTTTTGCTGTTGGAGAAATTCGAACTTTATCACCAGCCATCGCAATTACAGAAGCTGCACTTGCTGCCAAACCAACAATTTGAACTTCTACATGACCAGGATAATTTTTTAATGCTGTGTAAATTTCCGAACCCTCATCTACATAACCACCAGGACTATTGATTGATACAATTAAATCCTCACTATTTGCGTTATCCAGTTGTTTTGTAATCTTACCTGGGCTTGTAGCATCCATTTCAAACCAATCATAAATCCAAGCTTCATCATTCGAAATAATTGGTCCTTTAACGTCAATTTTCACCGTCATTTGTATTCTCACCTCCTTCAGATTCAGTTAGTTTCGTATAGTTTTTCGTAATATGATGTGTATTTAAGTTAGGATCATCAGAAACTTCATATCCTACTTCTAATCGAATCTCATTCCCTGTAAATGCACTTGAAGAAATGAGTTTATCGATGCTTGTCGCAAGATCAAATATACTTTGATAAGAAACAGCTTTAACTTCAATTTTTTGACCTGAAAGATACTCTTCTTCTTCAAAAAATTTAACGTTTGCTTCATCAGAAATCTTTTTTAATAAAGGTTTCACTGTGAAAAGCATATAATTTTTCGTTTGCTTCTCCACATCAGCCATCTCGCCATATATCAAAGCAGTTGGAATACCAAAAGCCATTGCTACTTGATTTAAGAAGCCATTCGTTACTTTATTGATTTCCTCCACACTCTGACCAGAATTCCCTCCGCCAGATGTTTCAGCATACTTAAAACCTGGTTGTTGTGGAATAAGAGCAACGTCTTTTTCTCCAATTGCTTTATACATGTTATCAATGAATTCTTGCAGTTTGGCTTGATGTTTTTCACTCTTTGCAGCAAGCATATCCATATCAACTGTTCCGCGAATTTGATTCTTACGTTTTTGAGAACTTAATATTCTACCGAATAAATCACCATAATCAGTAAACAAACCATCGATAAGAGGTGATAACTTATCATTCCTGTATCTTAAATGAATGACTTCACTTTGCTTAAAACTTCGCTTAAACTGATAATCTTTTACGGTGACATTTGTAAAAGTATCTTCAAACACAGCATATTCATTATGTTCAAAGTCATCAGCAATAAGTAAATCACCATCATCCGCTTGTATAATCAAAGCTTCATTATCATAAATAAGTTTGTAAATGAAACTCTCCCAAAAGGTACTTGCTGTCATATTCTTATTCGGTCTGACATTTAATCGATAGTAAAGCTCATCCTTTTCAAATTCTTCACCATTTTTCACTCTAAATTCTGACTGACTAATTGTTCTCCCTAAAAAGGATATACAGGTATCAATCGCCAGTCGCTTCATGTGTACTCTATTGGCTTTCTCAATAAACATTTCCACATCAAACATAAATCCTACTTCACTATTTCTTTTAAATACTGCATCTAGCCATCCAATGATTATCACCCCCTTTATTAGAATTTAATACCATCTAGCATAAAGTCGAATTCATCCACAAGAATGTTATCCGCTTGCCATAGCGCATGAATAAAAGCTTGAAATCCATCTGTTTTACGCTTAAATTCATCTTTTTTCAGATACTCTTTGTTGCCGTCTTTTTTGATGTGGACGTAGACGTTGTTAGTGTACCAACGCATCAATGGATTATCTCCAAAAATAATGCGATTGTTTGCAAACAACGTTTCAACTCTTGGTGCTAAAAGAGAATGTATTGCCTTTGGATTACGGATATACAACAATATAAATCCTTCAGCTTCAAGTGCCGTTTTGACAAGATCAAGGCGGAATGTATCGGCTACAATCGTATTAACACCGTATAACTCACGCATTTTTACAAACCAATCTACAATGTGAGAGATATTAATAACTGGTTCATCCACAATAGTTAGTAAGCCATTTTCAGCCCATTCATATATAGGTGCTTTTAATTTCACCTTGTCCAAAAATCCTTTACGTACAAATGAATGACCTTTCCATATATAATCTTCACCATGTTTAAAGAGTAGACCAACCGCAGCAAAGTCTTTAATGCTGGCGAAGTCGAGTCCGCCTACAGCTACTTTATGTTTTAAATCTGGAACCTCTCTGAGCGTTTCCCCATCTTCTTCAAAACCAGTACGCATGATTTCTTCCCATGAAGCTACAGACTTTGTTAAATCTGTTTCAGGATAATTCATACGTTTTGTTATGAATTCTTCACGGTTTGAAGGATTATTTTCTAATTGTTTATATTGAGTTAATACCTTTTTAAATAATTGTTTAGCATAAGAACTTCTCGGCTCGCTAAACATCGGATTCGCTTTTTCCCATACATCAGGATTATCAATTTCTTCTGGATTATCTATCTTGCAAATGAAAGGGAATAATGGATCTTCTAAATCTTTCCCCTTTAGAATATTCATCGCCCGCTCTTTTGTTTTGTCCAGGAATCCATCGCGGACAAAGCCATCTGTACCAATAAAAAATTCTCTAGCATTTGGCACTTTTCCAAGTCCACTAGAGAATACATTTACTACATCAAAGTTTTCATATCGATGTATTTCATCGTAAATAACACAACCGTCACGAAGTCCATCCTTAGAACCAGCATTAGATGTATGATATTGAATAATGCTTTGCGTATCGTTACTCAGTATCTCTACCTTGGTTCGATAAAACATATCTTCTAGTATTTCTTTTCCTTTAATAGCATCATAGACTTCACGAAAAGAAACTTTGGCCTGTTTCTCGTTGTTCGCCACAATTGAAACATTGTATCGATCTATTCCGTGCAGCGGACTAATAAAGAAATGGCATAATGATGAAATTAAACCGTTTTTACCACCACCACGAGCCATCATAATTAAAAATTGCTCGTAAAAAACAGAATCATCTTCTTTATAGAAAAGAAAAACGAATGCTGTTAGGAACTTTTGAAATGCTTGCAATTCAAAGTACCATTTCTCAGTGAATTTTATATAGTCCTCATGCATTTCATTATCGAAATACAAATCATCGCGTATTAAAATGTATTTCTCCAGGTACTCAATTAGCATTATGCGCTCTTTATTCAGCTTAATTTTCCCTGCGCGATACATCTCAATATATTCAGTGACATAATTATTTTGAATCATGTTAAATCTTTAACTGAGCGCACAGGTTTTGAAGGAACTTTCTTTTCTTCTGCCGATGCTTCTAATCCAAGTGCATCTAAAATCTTTATCATTCGATCATTTGTTTTATGTAAATCATTAATAGAAGGATTGGATTTCGGACCATGCATGCCAGATACTTTTATTCCTGTTTCTTCAATATCATCAACAAGAACACACTTTAAATCCCACAACGATAAATAGTCTTGAATTAAGTCAGTATAATGATTACCTACAATCTTTTTTTCTTTTAATTGATTTGTTAGATCCTTTTCAATCCTTTTTCTCATTGTTTCACGCTTCACTCTAGCCACAATATCCCTCCCTTCTGATTTACATCGTTTTCCAATTTAATATAACGCGCGAATTTGGTTCTAAATTTGAAAAATCGACCCCCTCCCCGGTGCCTCGTTCCCCGAAAAAGATTGAAATATTTTAAGGGGGGGATTGTTTCTGAATCAGTTTTACCACTTTTCATCGTTTTCCCATTTATTCGGTTTCTTTTCGAATGTTCTACCGTGTTCTTTATTATGGCAATCCACACAGACTGTTTCAAGATTGTCTATTTCCAATGCGAGTTCTGGATGATGTTCTAGTTCTTTTTTATGATGGACGACGAGCTGTATCTTCTTACGCTTTGCACTCTCACTGTACTCATTGGTATCTGTTTGTACTCGACCGTTACGTTTACACTCTTGGCACTCATAGTTGTCTCTCTTCTTTACTTGCTCTCGTATACTCTTCCACTCACCACTGTCATAGAACTTACGCTTCTGTTGTTTGGTTTTGTATTCTTTCATAACCGATAAAGCTCCACTTGGTCTTCCACAATAGGATGATTGTGCTGAATAACTTCAGTATTGAATTGCTTATTATCAGCTGGTACATGTTCAATATGAATGTATGTCCGATTAATCCTATCAATCGATTGTGATTCCCAATCAAATGCAACACGTAACTTTCTATCTATCTGTTTACCTTTGTAATGAACTATAGGTTTAGCATCTATATCTGTTAATGTAATTGTTAATAAAGGTTCTACAGTCTCGTTAGATTGTTTGTACTTCTCTAACTTAAACATATCTACAAACGCACCATTACATTTCGGACAAACAGTTACTTCTTGATATTCATCTTCTGGCGCTTGATAAGTTTTAATTTGATAGTCACAAGCTAAACAACATCTAGAAACATTACACATCTATCCTCACTCCTTAATTGCTCGACATTTAATAGAATCTATAGATTCCGCTCTACGTAATGTTTATCCACCCTTCATCCTCCTCCAAAATAAAAAGCCGCTATCTATATCGATAGCGACTGTTCAGATATTAACTATTCCCTAATCTCTTTTAATCCCTGTAACAAATGGTTCAAGCACATACTTTGCAGTAACTCCTGAACTTCCATCAACTTTCACTTCTACGGTCTCAATTGAAGATACATGTAGAGGATTTATTGAAAGGTTAAAAAAATGAACAAATCCCTTATACAATTCCCCTTTTTCATTTGAGATACGACTCATAAAGTCTTCTGGATGAACATCAAGGTCATATTCTTTACCACTGTCCATAATAACTTTTGTATGTAATGTTCTAGCCATACTTACACACCCCCTTCCCATCATTCTATATTTCGACAAATAAACACAACATCCTTTTATCGATATATAATTTCAAATGTATAGAGAACGTTATTATTTACAATAAATTCGCATACGGTAAATGAAGTTTTATTCTTCTCTCAACTAACAACCACGACAGAAACTCTTGTCCGACTTATCAGGTCTCCTCATTCCGTCTACCTAGGATGTTGTTAGCTCAAAGAAGAGCAAAAGCTCTCCTTAATAACGGTATCACTCAATCAGTACCATCTGCTGGTTTCGGATTTTATGTGCCATCATTACGAATCGTTTAGAAATTTAGAAACAACATAGTGAGTTGTGTTTTCCGCCACTTCTCACAATACAAATATAACACGGTATTTCCAAAACAACCGGTACATATCCTGCCAAAAAGCGGTCACGACTCTGCCACTTATTTTTTCTTATCAATATCCTCACTTATTCTTTGCAACTGTTTTGCCCAAATCAGTGGTTTTTGGCAACCGCTTATCTCCCCTGTTCTTTCTCCAATGAGTTACCCATATCTTGTATTGTGTGTAACTGACCCCTTCGCCAAATCCCTTGATATTATTGACTTAATTAAACTTTCCCTTTTGAGTTACACAGTACGAAATTTATGAGTAACTGTATAGATTTAAAAAGAAAAAGCAATGCTTAGATTTTAAACCTAGTCATTGCTTTATCCATTGCATCTTGGTTTACGCCTATATAACGTAACGTGACCTTCTCTGACGAATGATTGAATATCTCCATGAGTAATGCTATGTTTTTTGTTTGCATGTACATATGATACCCATACGTCTTTCTCAGTGTATGTGTTCCTATTTCATCTAATCCAAACTCTGCCGCTGCTCCACTTAATATCTTATATGCCATGCTACGCCCGATAGGACGATTCTTCCCTTGTCTACTTTGTAATAAATACTCATTATCTTCTCTTTCTTCAATAAACCATTTAAGTTCTCTTTTCAGTGCTGCAGTAATTTGTATTCGTTTCTGTTTCCCTGTTTTCTTTTCTCTCATAGATATATGACTACCTTTGACATCTCCAACCTTCAATTTCAAAATGTCTGAGATTCTCAGGCCTGTATTGATTCCCATAATGAAGAGAATGTAATTACGTAAGCTCTTTTCCTTAAAATAATCTTTTAGCTGCTGTATTTCCTCCGGATCACGTATCGGCTGAACAAAATTCATTATTCATTACCTCCAGTCTCTTCTGTCTCATAAACTTCTAATCCAAGTGCAAAAGCAAGCTTATAAAATGCTTTAGATTTCCAACGGCGATAAGTACGCTCTGACATCCCTATTTCGTTATAAACCATGTAATCACATACGTCCTCTTCTTCTAAATAACGTTTATAAATAATATCTCTTTGGATACTTCCAGCACGTCCATTTCCTAATCGATTTAGAAACTGATCGATACGTACTGACATTCTTTCAAGCCACTCTTCTCGTTTACTTTGTTGAATATTTGCTAAAGCAACATCTTCTAATGGTTTTCCAACTGTATGTGTAGGACCATGCTCACGTATTTCATAAGAAGGAGTGACTTTCATTTCTTTACGCATCATCCCAAATTGTCTATGTATACGTACGCTTTCCAACACACCTTCTAATTCCTCTTGTGTCGCTGTTCTATCGATTTTTGGTAAGAAAGATAATTGTTTAGTCATGTAAGACCACTCCTTTTTATTTTTAAATTACTTTTGTCTTATTGCTCCACGTCTTCGTTCATAGCAAGGTCTATGCATCCCCATTAAATCCTCAATTTCACGAGTACTTAATTTCTCTTTTCGTTTTTTCTTCTTTTTCTTCTTTGCTTGATTCGATTGCTTTTTCCATTCACGTAGCTGATCCTTTAACACCTTCATTTCCCCATCTCCCTTTTCAAAATAAAAAGGACACCTATTCCTAAAACAGCTTTAATTGCTGCTTTAATGAATTGGTGTCCTCTAGTTTTCTAGCCGGACAATATTGATTTTTAATTTACTTTAAAAGACTTGCTTTTGAGTTTTCTTTCCAACTCTCACCTTTGTGCAAATGAATATTCCATGCTTGTGGTGGTGTAAAACCTATATCTTGCAGATCTTTTATATTTTGCGGTTCTTCAAAAGTGCACGGCACACTTATTTCTTTAGTAAAGTCAAAATCATAATTACCTGTTTCACCAGGAGAAGTATCCGCCCAATCAACACCACCCTTTATTTCCACGCTTTCTCCATCGGGTGTTTCTAAATAGAATTTCACACCTTCTACACTCATTCCCATTTTCCCAACCTCACTTTCTATTCAAAGGATTATTTTGTTTGGTTTTAACTTCTACATTCCCTTAATAATTTATAATTTTGTATAACAACGTTTTGAAATTTATTGTTCATTTCTATGTGATCTTTTGCTTTTTTTAACATGCGCCCATTTATCCTTCTATTAAACTTTAAAATTATGCTCCCATTTCCGTTTCCTTTATAACTTCCAAAAGTATAAGAAACCATATACTCAAAATATCTTGCTCTCATTTCCCTCTACCTCCATATTTTTCTCAATATATCCTAACAACATATCTTCCAATTCCATTACACATGAATTAAATTGTTCTGGGTCATCACTATTCATAGTTTTCACCCATTTAATTATTTCTTTTTTTAATATTTGTTCTTTACTCATTTCTTCTTCCTCCCTTGAATAAAACTCAATATTCCGTCAATACTGTAGACAACCCATTAAGTTACTTTCTCCTTGTTCCCCCTTGGAGAACCAGCCGAACAGTTAGCTTTTGCTAGCTGCTCTTTTTAATGGTTCAAAATCTCTAAAGAAAACATCTTCTGATACCGGTTTGATGTAACCGTCGGGAAATTTAGCCCAACAGTACCAATCATTCGGATTAACCTCCATTAAATGAACAACCGTGCCATTTTTATGCTTGTATGGTTCTGGTGGATCTATGACCATATCCATTCTCCTTTTCTACAAAATGAAATTTTTATTAATTATTTCTCAACAATTAACACATAGAAATCCCAATCCGTTTTTAGTAATATATAGTTAATCTCTATATGCTTAGCTTTGTTAAAAGGACCCACCCCCTTAATGTGGGTCCTTCTTTTTAAATATTTTATACTAAAATAGCGTTTTTGTTCAAATTCTTTCTTCTTTTAACTCATACTGCAATTGCTGATTCTCTTCCCGTAATAATGTAATTTCTTCAACCAGACGTGGCACTGAATGAAAAACATTTAAAATGTTATCTAAGTTTTCTAAAACGAAATCTTCATCATCGTATTTATCCATTAAATCGTTGTACATTTCTATTGTGAGTCTAAGATCATTCAGTTCTTGCAACTTTTGTAAATCCATCCCTCATTCTTCCTTTCAAATAACGATTTTGTATTAAATCACGAACTATCACTGGATCCAGTAGTGCTTTTTGTTCGTTTTTCAAATAGAGATTTTGTATTATTTTTGTGCGCTCATTGCTTTTTCTTCTTTAACACGTTTCTTATTACACCAATAGCAAAGATTTGGGCCTTTATGACTCATTGATGGTCTATATAAAGTTTTAACTGGCTTGCTACATTTCGGACATTCTTGTTTATCATATTTCACGATTTCGTTCCCCTCTCAAATAAAGATTTTGTATTACTTAATGAGTCACATCACTAATCTCAGCAGTTATCCAATCCGTATCAACATCTTCAATTGGTGGCATTTCTCCCAAACGATCAAATGCTATCTTTTTATTTTTTTTAAGTAATTCATCTAAATTACTTTGTCTTTTAAGGATTCGCTTTAAACCTTCACCTGCTTTTTCTAAAAACCTCATTGTATCTTCCTTAGTACTTGTTGCCATCCAAATCCTAAAATCAATCGGAATGCTCATAGCATGTACACCAGATGTTACTTCTGAAATATTAATAGATTTACTTAATGGAATAGCACAAAAACGATATTTTCCCACTTTAATTTCATGACCAACTGCAGGTACCCATTCATCAAATGCTAGATAAAAACGTTGAGCTTGCTCATTCACTTTTATTTCCATTCCGTTTCCCTCCAAAATAAGAATTTTGTTTAGTTTTCTAATTTGCTAATCCGACAATAACGCATGGTGTATCACCAAATTCTTTCTCTTTATATAATTCTTCTAATGTTTGATATACTGGAAATCCGACACAAGAAACTTCAATTTTTTCATCTGGATGCATTGTTTCTAACACCACGTCATCCATATATCCGCATCCATTATGACAATGCATTAAATAATATCCTGCAGCTTCATATTTGCTATTGGCCAGGATAACTTTTATATCCTGATCTCCGCCAAAAGACATTTTATAAAATTCCATATCTTATTCTCCTTTTTCTTGTGCCTTTTCAATTAACCAATAAATTGTATCTACTTCTAACATCACTAAAGGGTTACTAGTAAATGCATTTTCAACAGCTTCGTCACATTTAGCCTTAATTGATTCTATTGAAGGTTCCATATTTTCTCCCTTTCTATTCAAATAACTATTTTGTTTAGTTTTCTAACAAGCTAATACGCTGCAAATACTTAACTGAGAAGTAACCACTAAATCCTTCTAAAAACACCACTTGCGAACCACTATTTGCTTTAAATTGATCTGTTCTACAAGTCCAAACTTTTCCCTCATAACGCTTCGCTTCTAAGCAAGTGTGCATCACTACCTTGTCACCTGCTTTTAATTCTTCCATTGCACCGAATACTGTTTGATAAGCTTCTTTATATTTTCGTTTTATAAATTCTACTTGCTTCAACGTTCTAACGTTTGCAAAGCGACCTTTCATATAGTCCAAGCAAACATGATCTATATCTTCTGGAGGACCAGGGAAGTAAGTGGAAGATTGCTTCCCTCCACTCGTTGTATAAGTCATCTCAACCCCACCATGTTCATTCTTTATCATTTCAAATGTAGGTTTCATTTCCGTTCCCCTTTTCGATCCTTTTTAATAAAAATTAGTTGAAACAACTACTGTAGGTTCTACACTCACTGGTATCAACTTTCGGTAGTATCTTTCCCCATCGATCTCAATTCCCGTTTTTCTTGCACCCTTATATAAAGAACTTAAACGTTTAAAATCACTTTCAGAAATTAGTTTCCATACAAATATGTCATTCATTGATTCTTCAATATTCCTAGTATCATAACGCTCCCATTCCCAAAACTTTTTAGATAACCATTCATCTAAATCAGTATGACTCGTGAATGCATATGCTTCATCCCCACAATCATCTTCTCTAAAGACAAAGTAATACTCCGTTAAATAATCTTGGTGTTTACTTTCCAGTAATTCTTTAAATGCTCTCCAATTGCTTTTAAGTCCGCCTAAGTCTAACGCTTCCACCTCTAATTCCTCCCCTTTGTTTTTTATTCAAATAACGCTTTTGTTATAAAACTAATCCATCATTATGCTTTCCACTTTGTTCATGGTGGCTTGCATATCTTGATACGCACCTAATATATCTTTAGTCTTATAATTACGTTTACCTAAATTTATGTGTACTTCCCATCTAATCACACTGAATCTATCTTCGCTTTTTCGTTGCTTTTCTAAACGAATAACCGCACGTCTACGTACCATTTTCACTACGATTCCTCATTTCTTAACAAAATTCAAATTTGGTCTTACTTTAATAGATCTGAATCCACACTTTTCCCTCTGTGTTGATTTAAGATAGTCTCTAATGCAATTGCTGTTCCCTCATTCGCAATCCATTGACCACGATAGTAACCTGATAAACCTAAATCTCCAACTTCATACGCTTTGTCTGATTCCTTTCTGTTTTCCATCGCTGATTGTTGCAATTGATTTATATATTCCTTGATTACTTCCTTCATTATCTCCAGCTCCTTTTCTAATTCCTTCAGTTTCTCACAATCGATTTCTCGAATCGTACTGAGGCATTTTTTCCAGTTCTAATTACTGGTGTTGTTACAGCCTTTTCTATATCCCATTTTCTAGTGATTACTCTTGTCATAAACGTGCTATAGCCAATTCCATTGGGCTTAGCTCGTTCTAACCACACTTTTCCCAAACCTTTTCTTTTTATAGCTGGTTTCGTAGAGGCCTCTTGATATCCCCAACCGCTATTTAATCTACTGTAAAATGTAGCTGCGTTTATCCCATTCGCCTCAGCGATTCTACGCCATTTCGTGTGCACTCCCTCAAACTTGTTATGTCTTACGCTTCCTGGCGGTGCTGTTAATGCTTCTTCTAAATCCCAATCCGCTTCATAAACACGATAATGTAACGTTTTCCTACTAATTCCATTAGATAAAGCCCTTGCATATTCTTCATCGGTTAACCATCGATTTAAAGCCGCCACCATTCTCCCTCCTAATCGAGTGCCAAAAATTCTGTCCTAGTACGATTTGAATGAGTTATCCTAATCTTCTGAATACACTTGCCGTGCTCTTCTAACGCTGCATTCCAAGCTTCCACTTCAGTTTTAGCATCAAAACAATCCATTTTTTGTCGTTCTTCTTTATCGTAAAAATGCACTTCAAAACTTGGATTTAAAAACTTTTCACTGGTGCTTATGGCGTTGTAGCAAAAACTCCCTATTACATCATCAATCGATAATTGCTTCATAATCGCATCTCCAGTTATTTGATTTTTTCCGTATACGTAGTTGATACGCGATCAACCTTCCCACTTTGCCACGTAATGATTTGTTCACCAAATCCTGTTGCTGGAGGATTCAGCGGAGTAACTTCACCATTTTTGACCACGTAAATTTTATTATCATTAACATCGATTTCAACTTTCGTAGGCTTCATACGACTGAAATCCCCCTTTTTCTTGTTAGCTAACTTTTTGTTGCTGATTAAGTTGTAAATCTTGCTTCATTGCCTCAAATTTAATTAAGTACGCTTTCCAACGCTTATCATTTTCTTCTTGTTGTTGCTTTGCTACTTCACAGTTACAACCTTCCGTTAGAGTTACACCTGAATAAATTTCTTTACGAATAATTCCTTTATCACGACATAATACACACATGATTATTCCTCCTTCTTAGAAACCTAAATTTGCAAGTCTTTGATCCGCTGTGGTGAATTTCAAAACCTTTGAATCACCTAATAAGCGACTAACGGTTTTAGCATCATATTTATTAAAAAGTTGTTTTCCAGTAAAGTTTGTAGTGGTAAAGGTACTCATTCCTTGTCTAGCATTTGATACCGCATATAAAAGACGTTGGATGAAATCTGAAGCTTGTCTATTTGAATCTGTCGAACCACTTTCCGCCCCAAGATCATCCAACACTACAAAATCAGCTTGGCCAATTAATTGAACAAAATATTGAAGTGTATATTTACTGCTCTTATCATCGAAAGAATCCATAATCATCCTTGTTATTGCTTCTAATTCCACATATAAACAACTTTTCATAAGATGATAGTTTTCTTCTCCCTGACTGATATCCCAGAAATATTGATTTAATTCATGAAGCATGCTGTATGCTAAGAAACTCTTTGCCGTCCCTTGATTTCCTGTAAATACAACTTTTCTAATTTCTCCGTTCTTTAAATCCTCCAAAGTTTCTTCTATAGCTTTCTTGTGACTAATCGTTTCATCACACCCGGTTCTGTAATCAGATAATCTTGAAAGAGGAATTTTCTTATTTGTAATAACACTAGCCTTTTCCAGCATGTTAAATTTTTGCAAACGGTTAATTTTTTTATAGTGAGCATTAGCCTGTTCTTCTAAAACTTTGTTGTTTTGTTCAACTACGCATCTAGGGCAAACAACTTGTCCTCTGTATTCAATCATTTGAACTGGCTTAATGATTTTTTGTCCACCTATTTCATAAGAGTGATTCATACATTGATCAGAATGGTAATTCACCTTCAATTCCAGGGATTCTGCCAGCTTTTTCATTGGTGTTGCCATTTCGTTTCGCTCCTTTTTTACCTTTGTTTTTAAACTCTATTTCTGCTGCATTAACATCAGCTAAAGTACGAATATTTTTATTAACCCACTGTTTTAAAATGCCCTCAGCATAATTCCATTTCTTCTGCTGTTTCAAAGCACGTTCCATTGCTGCTTGTACAAGTTCTTCGCTTGTATCATTTACCCATTGCGAAATACTTTCGGCTATGAATGAATTTAAAATACCGAAATTATTTTCGTAGAAAGAGAAGATGCTACTACTACTTACATTCTCTGTAGTACTCTTTGTAGTAATCTCTGTATTTGTCTTTACTTTGAAGTTAGGAGACTCCTTACTTGTAAGTGAAGAGGGTCTTGATTTAGAAGTAACCACCCTATTTACTTCTAAGTAACCAGGGTCTTCTTTTATCTCTTGATACATACTAGAAATTTTCCTTATTTCTGTTGGTACAGGTTCCACAAACATTACGTTATTCAAAATTTTCCCATCAGCGCTAATAGTCCTAAACTCGATTTTGACAAGTAGCATATCAGTTAATAAATCACATGCTCTTTTCACTTGTAATTTTGTAAATCCAAAAGTATCGGCTAACTGTTGATAATTTTTTTGCAACTTGTCCGCTTTAAATTTTTTCTTGTAAGTTACTTTCCCATCTATTTCATCTCGAATAACTGTAGGACGATACCAATAAACAATTTCACTCAATACCATAATCGCTACAATGTGAGGCTTACCATTACTAAAAGTGATGTAATTAAACCATTCATGATCTACCACATTACCTTTGAAATTTAACCCACCAATTTCAGTTACTACGTTTGACATAAATATTTACCTCCTTGTACAAACCGCCACATATGCTTGTCCGCTTTTGATAATTCTTTGAATTTCATAATGTGGATAACCAACACTGAAATACTGTTCAATCATTTGCATTAATTCATCGTTGCTTTTTGCTAAGTCCCAAAACTCATTAGGTAATAGCACTTGATATTCAATTAAATCCATGTACTATTTCCCTACTTTCCGTGGTATACTAACATCAAGTGTTTTTCTAAAGGGACCCATTGCCTTGGGTCTTTTCCTTTTGTTCAACATCACTCCATGCCCATCGTTTTATTGGTTCGTAAGTAATGTAAAGCAACAATGCACTGCATGCGATAAACATTGCGAATACTACTAACGATGTTGTATCTTCCACTAAATCACTTCCCCTTCTGAATAAACTTAGCGTATGATTAGTCATCAATCTCAACTATTACACTTTGAATCTTTGTTTTTAATGCAACTTGTTGTGTAAGTATAATAGAAGATGCTGGTTCACCATCTTCTATTAACCCCTTAATCATACGACTCGCTTCAATTTTTGATTCACACTCGTAAGCGTTTAAACCATATCCTCTGTTATGAAGTACAAAATATTTAGTTTCTTTCATTTTCTTTTCCTCCTACTGAACTTCCGCCATATTTATTTGTGAATTTACAAAAGTAATTTCTTCACTTAATACAATTGGTAATGTGTATTCTTCAACGATTTTTGATGCTAACTCCAAATGACCACGTTTAATCGCTTTATGACTTGTTACTCCAAACTCTCTATACAACTGTCTATAGATGTCTTTATAAACTTTTGATCTCAAACCACGGTCTTGATAAGCATTAGAATTCTTACCACCAAGTAATACAACACCATAACGTTTTACTGCATTGGATATTTCATCGCACTCTACTGCGAATAATGGTGCGTTTTCTCGTAAGTCTTTGACATCTGATTTGATGTGCTGGAGTTCTTGCTTTTGTCCTTCTAACGCATCAAATGTTAGTTTTAAAATACTCATTGGGTCTGTAGGGATTTGTTTCTGTTCTCTCATATTGAAATATCCATCTACAAACTGATCGTATAATTCCCATGCTGTATCATCTTCAAGGATTTTTAAAAGCTTTGCGTATCCTCGTTCGGAGAGGAGGTAGATGTTCTTCGATTGATTAAATGATTGTTTTGTATATCCAGCCAATCGACCTAATGGCTCAAACCCATTAGCCCTAATATCAATAATATCTACAGTATCTTTAAAACGATTTCGGTTATCATTAATACGACGATTTACTTCTCCAATTTGTTGCCCATGAATTTCAGCAATTTCTTTTACTAACATTGCTTTCTTACTTTCACCGAATCCACCCTCGATTCCAGTGAATTGATAACCCGCAATGTTTTGTTTACCTAAAATATGTAGTTCATTTGCTACCGTTAATTTATCCATGTTATTTTCCTCCTATTTATGCATTTGGAATTACTTTTGTTGTATTTGTATCACGATGTACTAAATGCATTTCATTACTTAACTTTTTGAAGATTAACCAATTATCAGAATTTAAATTGTGTGACTCAATATGGATCTTTTCCTTCTTGGTTGGCTTTTTACCGTTTTTCATTATATTCACCTCCTCTGTATCTACAACATCAAGATTAATTTCACTTAACCCGCTTACCGTAATTCATGATTATTTTTAGGTATTTTTGTTCTTTCGTGAAAATACTCTATTGGAACTCGTCCGGCTACCGTGATATAACCTTTTTCTTTTAGTTCATTGTTAAGCTGTTTAATAATTTCTCGCGCTTTCGTCTCTTTCACACTAAACAAATCCATGACATGTTCACATCTATAGACATCCATCAACCACACCTCATTAAGCAACACCATTAGTTACGAAACGCAACATTCGAGGAAAAAAAATTCGTATAACCTCATTCGGTTCTATTTTTAATTCATTCACAATTTTATTTACTTCTTCTGTATCAAACACAGAGTAACCGTTAATCTTATCATTCAAGGTAGTTGTACTTATCTCTAATGCCTCAGCCAATTTCCTATAACTAGAATTTTCTTCTCTTATTTTTCCTTTTAAAGCTTTTAATTCTGGATATTTACGTCTTTTGTTCATATAATCACCCCTCTCTCTTCTAATAAATTGCAGTTATTGTTACGTTTCGTAACACATCCCTAGAATACCCTTAAAAAAAACAACTGTCAATACGTTTCGTAACATTTTTGTCAATTTCACCTCTGTTGTTGTTGCGTTTTGTAACAAACTTGTTTATACTAATCGAAAAAGGGGGTTGTTACAAAATGGAACAAAAGCAACTTTTAAATAAAGAAATATTCCCTATCAGATTGAAAGAAATCATGCTTGAGAATAACCAAACAATTTATACTCTTTCGGAAAGAATTAATCTTTCTGCAGCCACCGTATCCCGATATTGTAGTGGTAAAATGGCACCAAAACTAACTACTATAGAAGTTATAGCAAAACAATTTGGTATAAACCCTGCTTGGTTAATGGGGTACGATGTAGATAAACTTATCGAAAAAAAACAACCAGATCGGAAATACTATCAAATAACTGAAAAAGACAAAAAAGACATTGCTAAACAATTAGAAAAAATGTTAGATGGATTGGGTGATGACAAAAATGGTTTTGCCGCTTTCGATGGCGAACCACTTGACGAAGCCACAAAGATGGTATTAAAAGATTCACTTGAACGTTCGATGCTTTTAGCACGAGAAATAGCTAAGAAAAAATTCACTCCTAAGAAATATAGAAATTAAGGGGGACTTTGGGTTGAAGGATAACATAAAACAACACGCACTAGATCTAGTAAAAGAACACGGCACAAACAATCCATTTAAAATAGCTAAAGAAAGAAACATCGAATTAATATTTGAAGACCTGCAACATATCTACGGATATTATCTTTACTGTCGGCGCGTTCAAATTATTCATATCAATTGCACTCTAGAAGAATTTTACCAACTCTATGTCTGTGCTCATGAATTAGGTCATGCTGTTAGACACACTGAAGAAGATACCGCTTTTCTTAATAAGCAGACACTCTTTTCCACAGATAAATTAGAAGTAGAAGCAAATACTTTTGCTGTTGAATTATTGATGCCTGATGATGAAGTTTATCATTATCTCCGTTCTGGATACACCATAGAACAAATTGCAAGTGTTTATGGAGTTCCTAAACGGTTCATGAAATATAAAACATTTAATTTTTGAACTTATTTGGAAGGAGTTGAGAAAGGTTGCCTATCTATAAAGACAAAGAAAGAGGAACGTACTATGTAAAAATCGTTTACCGCGACTACGAAGGAAACAAGAAGCAGAAAAAAAAACGTGGTTTCAAAAAAAAGAACGATGCTGTCGCCTGGGAAAAAGAATTCCATAAAAAACATAATGAAAGTAGCGATATGAGTTTCGCTAGTCTAGTTGAATTATACATGGAAGATATAGTTCATCGCATTAGACCAAATACTTTCGAAAATAAAAAATATATTATTAATTCAAGAATACTACCATTCTTTTCAAAAATCGCCATAAATGAGATCAAACCTATGCATATACGTAAATGGCAAAACACCCTAATTTCTCAAGGGTTTAGCCAAACATATCTAAAAACAATTAATAACCAATTAAATGCGATACTCAATTTCGCTGTAAAATTTTACGGATTATCTGCCAATCCTTCAAAAGTAGTCGGCTCTATAGGAAAAAAGCAAGCTGATTCTATGAATTTTTGGACGTTAGAGGAATTCAATTTATTCTACGAACAATTAGAAAAAAAAGAAAGTAAAGTTATATTCTCTATACTTTTTTGGACAGGAATTCGTTCCGGGGAGTTATTAGGGTTGCAATGGAAAGACATAGACTTATTAAGCAACACAATTTCCATTACAAAATCACTTCAAAAGGTGAATGGCGAAACTGTCATAAATCCTCCCAAAACACCAAAAAGCAAAAGAATTATTCATATCCCTTTGGCACTAAGTGCATTGATTGTAAAATATAAAAACAAATTATACAAACCTAAACATAATGATTTTTTATTTGATTGTTCTAAGTACTATGTGTTATATGAATTAAGAAGAGGAATAAAAAAAGCAAATATAAAAAAGATACGTGTGCACGATCTTAGACATTCACACGCATCTCTTCTAATCGAATTAGGATATAGCCCATTATTGATATCGGAAAGATTAGGCCATGAAAAAATCGAGACGACACTGCAAGTTTATTCACATCTGTATCCAAACAAGCATGATGCTGTCGCAAAGAAGCTAAATAACTTAATGGAACAAAAAAGTTCCATATGAGTACCACACTTCTAAAAATATCGTTTAAAAACGTGGTACTTCAACGTTCACAGCTATTTATTCATTTATTCCCACTCAATAGTTGCTGGTGGCTTACTCGTTACATCATACACGATACGGTTAACGTGTTTTACTTCGTTTACGATACGTACAGAGATTTTCTCTAATACGTCCCAAGGGATACGTGCCCAGTCAGCTGTCATACCGTCGATAGATGTTACTGCACGGATACCTACTGTGTAATCGTAAGTACGCTCGTCACCCATAACACCTACGCTACGCATACCAGGAAGTGCAGTGAAGTATTGCCAGATTTCACGGTCTAAGCCCGCTTTAATAATTTCTTCACGTAAAATCGCATCAGATTCACGAACGATTTCTAATTTCTCTTCTGTAATTTCACCTAATACACGAATACCAAGACCCGGTCCTGGGAATGGTTGACGCCATACGATTTCATCAGGAATTCCTAGTTCAGATCCTAATACACGTACTTCGTCTTTAAATAACGTGTTTAAAGGCTCAATTAATTTGAACTGCATGTCTTCTGGAAGTCCACCAACGTTGTGGTGAGATTTAATTGTTTGTGCAGTTGCTGTACCACTTTCAACGATGTCTGTGTAAAGTGTACCTTGTGCTAAAAAGTCCATACCTTGTAATTTAGACGCTTCATCATCAAATACGTAAATGAATTCGTTACCGATGATTTTACGTTTTTGTTCTGGATCTTCTACACCTTTTAACTTGTTCATGAAGCGTTCTTTTGCATCCACTTTAATAACGTTCATGTGGAAGCCTTCGCTAAATGTTTTCATAACGCCTTCTGCTTCGCCTTTACGCAGTAAGCCGTGGTCAACGAAAATACAAGTTAATTGATCGCCGATTGCTTTATGAATTAATACTGCTACAACAGAAGAGTCTACACCGCCACTAAGTGCGCATAGTACTTTTTTGTCTCCAACAGTTTCACGAATTTTTTCTAATTCTACTTCGATAAAGTTCTCCATGTTCCATCCTTCAGAACAACCACATACGCCGAATACGAAGTTTTTAATTAAATCGTTACCGTGCTCAGAGTGACGTACTTCTGGGTGGAATTGTACACCGTATAAGTTTTTCGCTTCATTGCTCATACCAGCAATTGGGCAAGACTCACTTGTTGCGTCTACTACGAATCCTTCAGGTAAACCAGTTACTAAGTCACCATGGCTCATCCATACAACTTGCTCTTCTGGAAGGTTCGCATATAATTTTGATTCGTTCTCTACTTTAAGAACAGCCTTTCCGTACTCACGGTGATTTGCACGCTCTACTTTACCACCGAAGTGTTGCGTCATAAGCTGCATACCGTAACAAATACCGAAGATTGGTAAACCTAGTTCAAAGATTTTTTCATCACAATGTAATGCACCTTCACCGTATACGCTATTTGGTCCACCAGAGAAAATAATCCCTTTTGGATTCATTGCTTTAATTTCTTCTGCAGTAATTGTATGTGGATGAAGTTCACTGTATACACCGAACTCACGAATTCGACGTGCTATTAACTGATTGTATTGACTTCCAAAATCTAAAACGATAATTGTATCGTGTTGTTTCTTCAAAATAATCACCCCAACGTTAGTTCTCGTATATAAATATTTTCACCAATTTGGCGAAAAGCATTACCAATATAATAAAAAAAGCCAGTCCTCCGCCTCTAGTCTCATAACAAAGAAAAGGCAGGGGTCTGGCTTTATAAAGAAAGATAGTCTCCGCTCTTTATAAATATAAGACACACTGCCTTCATAGTCAGGTTGTTTGCGGTAACCCGGTAGAGACTCTCAAACCATATCATTGAGGATATATGAAGGATCGTTTTATATTATCTTCCTAGATTCTAACAATGAAATATCAATATGGTCAAGAGAGAAAGCGACAAAATTCTACAGAAATTCATTTCCTTTTCTAAAAAACATAAAAAAACATCCATTTCTATATAGAAATGGATGTTTTTTAGGGCAAACGGAATTACATCATTCCGCCCATGCATCAGATATATAAATAAGAAGAAATACGACTTTTTCCAAACCTGTAAACCCTACGTTTTTTTAAATTTAGAGGATAAAAAAGAAAATAAAAAGTAAATGATTATATATGTTTCGTGACCGAAATGTGACCAAAAAATAATATATGAGAGATACCCTCCAAAGATTTTCCTTCTTCATTTCTCACGATACATTTCGCTCCTAAAATTTCACGAGCGAAAATTACTTACTAGAGACGATAGTTAGTCAATAAAAAAGGGTGGGCGCAATTTTGCGCTCATCCCTTCTTCATATCATTAACGGTTATTTTCTTTTAGAAATTTTACGATTTTACTTTTAAAATCATGTAGACAATAAAAGACTTGTCGATTGATTTCCTCTAGATCATCCTTTGTTAAATATTCATTTTCGTGTACTTGGTCAAACGTTTCAACATTAAATAAAGTATTTTCTCTAAAGTCATCTAAAGCCTTATCTAATTCTTTTTCTAATCTTTCAGTTGACATATTCCATTCCCCCTATTTAATTACATAAGCATATATAACTAAGTCTTGTTTATTACCTTCAAAGTCATCAATTCGAGTTATTCCATAATCAGTACCTCTAAAACGCACTTTCATAGTTGGATCAATATCATTACGCCATCTAATTTTAAAAATAGCCTCTATTTTGTATTTAATTGCAGCCGCTCCAAAAAATTCATCTGCTGAAGCTTGTCGATAATATGCCCAAATGTTTTCGCCGCTGGGTAACGGTTCCCATTCCGGAATTCGCTGTCCCATTTCATCTTCTGTCCATGTTGCCGTTAAAAGAGTTATTTTCTTATCCTTTTTTTGAGTTGTAGCCATAATAATTCTCCCTCCCCTATAAGGCTCTTAAAAATTCATCATGATGCTCAAATAAACCAACATAAGCATCTAACATACTTGCTGTTCCATCTATTCGCATCTTAGCAGCTTGATTTTTTACTGGTACAATGTTGCCGTTACGATCCGTTTCCACACCTGTATTAGTTAAACACCATTTAAGAATAGGTGAATTATTATAATTAATCTTTTTCGCTTGCAAATCGGCTCCCATCTGCTGCATAGGAAGACTTAAAGTTTTGGCTCCTTGAATGCATCTAACCATTTTAAAGCCATGTTGCTCCATTTCTTCTACCCAATACTTAGCCGAATAACTGTCATAATAAACCCACAAAGGTGTTATTCCGTAATTGTTGAGCATTTCCACAAACCATGCTGTTATATCACCGTAATTTATGCTATTTCCGTTACAAAGACGTAATAGCCCTTGCTCTAGCCATTTATCATATGGAATCTTATCCATTTGAACTCGTTTTTCAAAACTATCACGTGGCAGCCAATACATTTGATGAATAAACCGTTTTTTGGTGTCTTTATCCACAAATAAAAGAGTTGCACAAGATAAGTCAGTAGTAACACTTAAATCCGCTCCACCGATAGCATAGCAATTTCTAAACTGCTGTATATCAAATGTTTCCTCGTTGTTTATATCATCAAATGTAAGCCATGCGCTCTTTATTGTATCCCTAACATTAAAGTCCTTTGTAAGTAAGCCGCTTAGATCGCTAGGGTTATTCTTTGCCTTTTCCACTTTTCTTTCTAAATCATCTAGTTTTTTAATTGATCCCAAAGCTGGGTTTGCCTTTTTCCATGTTGTAGGGTCTGTCCATTCTTCTTTTGAATCTAATTCGTAAAGAATCGGCAAAAAGCTATCATCTTCAAATTTACCGTCTACTACATTACAAGCATACGAATACATATCATCAAATATATTCTCTCTGACTGTCCCAGCCGTTGTAATCATAATTAACATAGGTTGTTGTCGTGCTGATTGACTTTGCTTCATAACTTCGTATAAATTACGATCTAAAATTGAATGTAATTCATCAATAATAACCATGCTGCTATTAAGTCCGTCTAATGTATTACTATTTTTCGCCAACGGCATAAGTTTAGACATAGTAAGCGGAAAATACAGATCACTTTTTCGTTTCTTAATATGCTTGGATAAATTAGGACTTTGTTGAATCATGCTATGAGTTTCATCAAACAATATACGAGCTTGATCTCGCTTACTAGCTATACTGTAAACTTCCGCACCGCCTTCTCCATCCGCAATAAGCATATAAGCCGCTATTCCTGCTAACATCGTTGTTTTTCCATTTTTTCGTGATACATAGAATAAACTTTCTCGATATCGTCTTAATCCTGTATCCTTATCCACAAAACCGAACAAAGCAGCTATATAAGCTTTTTGAAATAGTTCTAACTCAATCGGCTTACCTGCCCATTCTCCCTTACTGTGCTTGCAAAAACGCTCTATAAATTCAATAGGTTTATTTGCCTTGTCTTCATCAAAGACATATTTGCTTGGTTTTGCTATATCCTCAACTAATCGTTTATATTGCCTATAAACTCGCTTAGAAACCATTACTTCTCCAGATTCAATTGCATTCCAATACCCTTGTATATAATTCACGTTATCACCTCTTAATAAAGTCAATTAGTTCATCTTCTTTTGGTTTTAAATCTGTTGGCGGTAATAAATCAACTAATTGCTTATACAAAAGACTGTAACGCTGTACAGTTGTGTTATAGGCTTTTAACGCTGGATGTTCCCTTAAAAATTCTTGCCTACCTTGTTTAAACATTGCTGTCGGTCCTTCTTCATTTACTTGAGTTTTTAAAGCCTCTAAAGTAGTTTGCATAAATACAAGCTCGTTATATAAACTCTGCGCTATCGGTAAACGCTCTTTAGGAATCTGCCTTAATATCGTTTTAAGTTTTTTCATATCACTAGAAATCGCTGTAACTTTCTTAGAAGTCCTCATATAATCACCTTCATTTTTTGTTTTTTTCCATCCCTCCCTTTATATAGAAAGTCATGGAGAGGAAAAGAAAGGCTCCTCCTCGGTCCTCGAGCCATGCCTTTTTCTTAAATTAATGGGGGGTATGTTTTATTTTTGAATCAAATTCCCTTTGCTATCGAATGCTAATCCATTTGCGCATATCTCGCTGCTATGATGTTCTTGGTTATGGCACGTTTGGCATAATGCCTCTAAATTGTCCCAACTCAACGTTATATTGGGATTATTAATATTTTGTGGTGTAATATAGCGTTTATGATGGCATATAACGGCTATATCACCGCATCTTTCACATAAATAGTGCTTACTTTGCATGAATCCATCTTTACATTTACGCCATGTTGCACTGTTATAAAAAGATTTTGCATAATCCTTAGCCATTTTTCATATTCCTACCTAATACAGTCAATGCCGCTAATAGATTGTCGATTGTTCGCTTTAATCGTTCACTATCCTGATCTTGTGGGTCATACCACAACTGTAAGAGAAACTTTGTTACTGTTTGTGCTAATGGATGTACTGATGTATCATCTGTCCATGTTCTTCCTGTTGTTATCTCGAGATAAGACGGAATAGATTCTAATAACGGAATGATGATTACGTCATTGTCTTCACCATCTACTCTTACTGTGTCCCTTGCTTCCTCGATACTAATTAACAATTTACTCACTCCTTTAAATAAAAGGGATACCAGCGCTATACTGATACCCCTTCATACTTAGTTTGCTTATGCTTGCTTTTTAGATAGTTTAATAAATGCTTCTGGTACAAGTGGTTTCGTATCTGCAATTGCCATTGCTCGGTAATCAACTAATCCACTCTTAAAGCTTGATTCTCTTGATGTTTCAATCATTACACCTTGCGGCATGTTGTAACCCATGTACTGGAAGTTTCCTAGAATAATAGTGTCGTCCTCGATATTGTCATCAATAACTACTTCTTTACCTAGAATGTATCCAATGCTTTCATTCTTTGGATCCGCAATAAAGATAGGTCGTCCGTTTGCATCCACAAGGCTATATACTTCGTTGTATAGTGTAGCGTTACTCATAGCCCATTTTGCCCCTGCTGCATATCCTCGCTTAAGCATAGCCAATGCTTTTGTAAAGTCTGTATACTTCCCTGTATTTTCAAAGCTATTTGTATCATTCCATGTAACACCTGTTACCAGCCCTGTACCTTGACCACTTCCAGTACCATTCACTAAAGCATCTGCAATAGCTTCCATTACACAATTAGTAAGTTCATCAGTCATATATGCTTCAAATGCTTGGATAGACATTTTCTTAGCTGCAGCACTGATAGAAAATACTTTAATGATCTCATAGCCTTTAAATGATACAGTTGCTGTTGAAACATTTTCACTTTCTACTGGCGCCCCTTCTACATGCCATTGTGCCTTACTAGAAGGTGTTCCGATTGGTACACTAATATTAGTTGGGATATTAAAGTTACGGCAATGTGAGATTAATCCGCCCATTGTACGTGCTTTCTTGATAACCTCATTTAACGTAGTTGTAGGCAATACAGCTGCACTATTCGTTGTTGTGTTAAATGCATCCGCTCGGTGTTCCGCTTCTTGAATTTCCATCGCTCGGTTAAATGTTCTTGTTTCAATATCTGTAAGCTTTTGCCCTAGCATTGTTTTATAGAATGCACTGCGGTATTCTGCGCTGCCAAAAATATTTTCTGTTGGTACTTGTTGCCCCTGGTTAAAGTTCATTCCAGTAATCGGATTGAATTGGCTACGTTGTGCCGTTCCTTCGTTTGCTGGTGGTGTTTGAGTTTGACTTTGTTGTGCTTGTTTTTCTTTTTCTTTACTGTTATTCATTGCTTGTTGCAACCCTTCGATTTCAATATTGATAGATGTAATATCTGCATTTGGATCAGTATCAACTGTACCCTTAATTTGTGCTGCTCTTGTTTCCATTTCTGCTAAAGAATGATTACGATAAAAATTAAATGCCTCTGCTACTGTAGTGAATTTCATATTCTTACACTCTCCTCATTAATAATTGATTAATTTTTATTTTTAATGCTTGTCTTTCTGTTGATTTCAACATTTCCCATGAACTTTCAATAGCTGCCCTTGCCTCCACACTCGTTTGAGGATATGCAGGAAATGGACAAATACTAAACTCATAGACTTTTTCAATTTTGGTTATTGTTCTTGTGTTCGTCTTTGCATCAAATTGGCTGCCGCCTTCTGGTACTTTAAAAGCAAAGGACATTCCCGATAGGTCTTGGCGCCTTACTGCCGTATAAACGCTTTTTCCCTCTTCGGTTTCTGGTAATTCCGCCCTCATTGTTAATCCTGCCGAATCTAACGCAAAGGACATTGTTTTAGGTGTTCTTGCTAAAGGGATTTTACTCATATCATGGTTATACAGTAAGCGAATATCCGATAAATCAGCTTTATCTAATGCGCCCCTTTTAATAATCTCGATATATTCCCCAAATGGTGCTTTTATGGTGGTAGGCTGATCGTACACAATCGGTCTACCATTTAGAATAAGGCTGCTGTCACCTGCCGGCTCGGCTGCTCTTAGTTCTGCTACTCTCAATTCTTTCATTGGTTATTACCCCCTTGTTCTTTAAGTTGATATTGATCGGCTTTTGCTGCATTAACTACATTTAATGTTTGTAGTCGCTTGTCACCGTCCTCAACTGGTGGTAGGTTTAAAATTTCTAATGCTTGATTTATTGTGAATAAGCCTAACGGCATTAATTCCTTAATGATGTTTGTTTTTGTTTCATTACTAGCAAACTGCAACCTATTCGCTTCAAAAATAATAGAATTCCCAAAGGACTGCTCACGCTCTGTGAAAAGCTTGTCCGTCAATTCTAAAGAGAATTGAATTGCTAAAGGCTCTAATACACTTTCATAAAACGCCGCCCAGTCTTCCTCTGAATAAGTGCTATTCACAATGGATTCACTAATACCCAAATACTCATAGATTTTCTTTTTCACCGCTTCAAGCTGCTTATCATCAATAGTTGTCGGCTTTGTTTCTAGTGGGATATAGTCATATTTATTGTCTATTGCTGCGATTCCACCATTGTTGCCAATGGATAAGTAATCATTGGTGAAAGCTTCTTTTTCTTCTTTTAGCTTCTCAGGTGATAAAACTTGATTGTATTTCAAGATACCTCTAATAGTTGCATTGGATTTTATTGCATTGCTCAACCCTTCATTTTGCGTATGTGCCAAATCTAACGCTGGCAAAATAGCTGTATTGGTATCACCTAATAGATCATTAGAATTAAAGAAACGTCTTACTATAAATACCTCTGAAAAATGCAATGTGACTTGTTGACCATTCGCAAATAAGAAACGACAATACATTTCACCTGTTAGATCGGTGAGGTATTCCACACTTTGAGGTGACAATGGATATATAGCAACTAAATTACCTTTGTCGTCCTTTTCTAAGTAAGCAAAAGCATTATTGTAAAGATAGTAATGAGTAACCAACTTATAAATAAGATCATATGCCGTCATATAAGGGTTCGGTCTTACTTGTAAAATCCGATTTAAATTATAATCACCCTTTTTCCGACGGTCTGATGATGTCATTACATGCGTTCCTTTTAGCTTTGCAGCATTTCTAGCTATGCTATCCACAGCCGCCCTATAAATATCACTTTCATAAGCGTTACCGCTAAAAGGTGTAAATATTGCTGGTCCACCGCTCATAACATCTGCTCTTTCTGTCTTCTGCAGTTCTTTTTTACGGTTAAAAATTTTATTGAAAAAACTCGCCATTTACTCACCACCTCTCATCTAGCCATATTTTCTTTCTACCTGTCTCTATTTCGTATTCTTGTATAAGCTTCATAAGGTCTAAACGATCTACCATTACCTTTTCATCATCACGATGAATTTCTAATTGTTCCTTCAATCGTTCTAATATTTCATTCATGAGGTTTCCCCCATCCTCACAACCTCTTTACCCGATAATTTCATCTTTTTAAGGATATAGCCTGTACGAATATAAGGACTATCTTCCTCAAAACAATGTGCATCTCTATGTCCTTCACCTATTCCATGATGATGAAACTTTCCACAGTATTGACACCATGTACTAAGATTTCCTTTTTTATCACGTTCAATTGCTAGTACGGTTGGAATTTTTTTAATTGCCATTTCTACCATCCTTATTCATTTGATTAGTACCAAGAGTTCTAGACAGTTCCAGCGCATTTCTTATTTAGTACTTCCGCAAAAACATTGTCATATCAACATATTCTCCACTTCAGTTCTTAAAGTTCCAAAAGTACCACGTTTTTTCAAAGTACATATATATGGGTTTTATAGAAAAAAGTTATGAATAGTTTTTTCTATAAAATATATATTTATTTTCTTAGTACTCTTGGTACTTTTAGTACTATTCGTATTGAATACTTGCTATATCAATGTTTTTAGGAGTACCAAATCTATAAAATGAACTTTATTTTCTTAGTACTCTTGGTACCCCTTAGTTATTAGGTGGATTTTCTTCAAAATCAAAACCTAATTGTTGGACAATCTCTTTATTTATAGTTACAGCATTGATTTTTCGCCCTTTATGGCTAATTTTTTGATAATCAACTGCTTTCCCATCTAAAACATTAGGAACAGTAAATCCCCTTTTCAACCACTCTTTTCTAGTCCTTTTTTCTTCTGGTCCTAAGAACTCTTTTAAAAAAGATGGTGTTAAACAAATTGAACTAAACTTATAAATTGCTTTGATATTTTTGGGAGCATAGTCATAATAAATACCATCCCTATTACTATCCAAGTAAGTTAAAATTTCATTCAATAGTTCTTTTGGTTTATCTATTGCTTTATTTTCTTGGGCAATTTCGTCAAAAAGCTTGTCCAGTTGCTCAAGATCTACACTAACCTTGAAAAATTCTTTTAGGAGTCTACCTGCATAATGGACTGTTGCATAATAAAGGGATAATCTTGTTAAAACCTCATTTCCCTGTGCTTTATTCATATAAAAATCTTTAAATTTATAAAAAGATGGGAGCAACTCCTTCTTACGTACTTGGTACTGTTTTAAAAACTCTAAACCAATTACTCCATAATTTGTTTCTAGCCCCTTATATAAATCAGCGAAGAATATATAATCTACTCCTTCAAATGGGCTATCATTTAAACTCACAATTCGAGCAGCAGCTCCCCCAGCTTTAGATGCATATTCATTTAGACTTACTTCTCCAGTAGTTAACATGATATTTTTCCATGTATTTTCTCTTTGCGAACCACTAAGAGAACCCCTACCTTTAGACTTCCCTCCACTGAAGTTATAAACAATGGATTGAAGTAATCTTTCATCCGCTTTACGGCTATCATCCATTAACAAAGGAAAACTGTTTAAGAAGGATGCTTTACGTTCAATACTAACTTTGGTTGCGTTAAATTCATTTACAAGTTCACTTGTCCCCCACACGCTGGCTGCAACTTTTAATACGCTTGTTTTTCCTTTTGAAGTTCCGCTAGAAAGATCCACAATGAAAGGATCTATTTTTAAATCATGAAGCAGTACACTAGCAAAGGATGCTAATACAAAAAATAATGCTCTCGGATGGGCTTTAATACGATTAAATACTTCATCTATCCACCCTTGGACTGTCCCAGCTACTTGGAATGATTCAAAAAGTTGCTGCTCTCCTTGATCATTAGGCAGTATTTCATAATCTGTTGCTAGTAATGGATGGGCCAAACCACTTTTCACATAACCTAAACGGTCTACCATCAGCCCTCTATCAATCTCGGTAAACGCTAAAACCTTATCAAAGTAATCTATTAACTGCTTTATGTTATTATCATTTGAAGGAAACCCTTTATCTGCTAATGGCATCATCTCCCTCTTAGTGACCAATGCTCCAGCTGGAACAATCTCGGTGACGACCTTCCCTCTATCATTCCAGGTTAACTCATAATATAATTGTTGACGTTCAACGTTATGTAGTTCTCTTTTTAGAATCGGAACATGCCTAGCAACCATGATTTCCCGTTCATCAAGTTCTCCATTCTTGACCTTAGTTTCCACTCTATATAAAGCATTATTTTTAACTTTGTAAGGAGATGGAATATTTACAGGAATGATAGAATCCTCTTGTTTTTTCTCATTATCGTTTGTTATTCCCTCATCCGCTTTTCCTTCATTGACCTTCTTATAGGCCGAATTAACAACCTTTGTAATATCCTTAATAAGAAACCCTTTTTTGAAGGAAACAAAGTATTTGTGAGCCAATTTAAGACTGGACAATACTTCCTTTTTGCTCACCTTACAAATTAATAACCTTCTGGCTAAATCATAAAAATCCCCATCACGTGAACCGTTAGTTTCATATGGATAACTCATAGGTGAAGGTGTTTTCGCACCATTCCATGCTTTATATAAGAACTGTGGAAGCTCGTCCAATTTTTCTAGACTTTGAGTTACAACATGACGCCCTTCTGTATTTTCGGTCGGGAATACGATATAACCCTTTTCCACTGCTCGTGTATCTTGTGTTAACCCTAAACGATTAACGTAATTCTGATACTGACCTTCTTTTTTCGTTAAATCCGTTTCGCCTTTGAATATAAACTGCCAGCCATTAGGAGTTTTAATTAAATGGTGATGAATGTTTTCTCCTTCAAGTAATTCTCTTAGTAACTGACCTTCTTTAGAATCGTCAATGTCGACAATGAAAATACCTTTTGGAACAACACACCCTATCCAGCCACCTTGACCAAGCCATCCATTAATTTGATCGTTATCTAATGAATGCGTGACTTTCCAAGAACCTACTGGTGTTTTTGCTTTTTGATACTCTTGATTGCCCTTTGCATATCCAGTAAGCTTAATAATTTTCGCTCCAGGCATTATGTTGTTAATTGCTTCTGTATAATTCGCTGCTGTAGATAACAACTTCTCACCTCCCTTGTCACAAGACGAACTCAATGTTAAAATATAAGTAGATAAATAATTGTTCTTGAGGATATATGAATTCGCAGTTCATATATCTTTTTTTATTGTCTTTTTTCACCATTCTTTACTACCTCTTTAAATAATCCATCTTTAATTTCATCTACTCTTTCATATTCTTTATTTAATTCATTCATCGTATGATTGAGCAGGCGCCAATACACTCTTAGCTTTCTATGAAACCCACGAAAACAATAAATTTCCTCACCTTTGTATACCGCTGTATCCATATCCTCTACTAAGTGCGCTAAAAGAACTTCTACATCTGTTAAAGTCGCAACGCTTACTCCCAGCGATCCTAATTCACCATCAAGTTCACTTGTGAAATTTTTTAAATTTGGTTGTTCATTGACTGCTACTAATTGATCCATATTTCTAACGCTCCTTATTTACTATTGTTAATTTCGTATAATCTTTTCTTAGCTTCAAACTCCATAGCTTCTAAAATCTCAGGATTTTTTCTTGCTACAGCACATCGTTTTACAATTTCATGCGCCTTCATTAACCTCGTTGCAGACAATACTCCGTTCATATGTATTCACCTCATTTTTTTAATTTGACGTTGCAACCGTCTTTTTTTCAGCTATCATTTCCAACATTGCATTTATGTTCGGTCCGCAATAGACCATCTGACCAACAAAATATTAGTAGCTTTTTATATTTTCATAGTTTCCTATTTATCCTTACGCATCCAGTCAAGGATATCCCAACGATTCAAACGAATAACTTGTCCCCTTTTAAAATAAGGTATTTCATTTGTAGCTATTAATGATCGTACGGTTGGAATACTTACTTTCATATATTCAGCTGCTTCCTTAATTGTAAAAATATCATCTTGCATTTTTTCTTCCTGCAGTTCCTCTTTTAACTCACGTAATAAACTTTTCAAATCAGAACGAGAAGTTATCAACGTATCATCTGGTAACTCAAATTTTAAATTCACTACTCACCCTCCTTTTTAATAAGTTCTTTAAAGTAAAACATTCAATATGATAGATATACATAACTTTTGATGATTTTTACTACTATTTGTTGTATTTTCTTGTTGTAAGACAATAATATACCTCATTGAGTTGTTGTGTCAACGGTTTTTATTTATTTTTACTTCATTTAGTTGTAATGTTTATTATTTTTCCATATAATACAAGCAAGGAGGGTAAACAACATGCAAGAAAACATAGGTAAGGTAATTAAAGAAATTCGAAAGGCGAAAGGAATTTCAGCATTTGTATTAGGAGAAATGATAGGAGTATCTCAACAAGCAATTTCCCAATATGAAAACGGCAAAAGAAAAATTTCCTTTGAAGTACTGAATAATATAGCTAAGGCACTTAATGTTCCTATGGATACTTTTTTATTTGTAAATCATGAAGCAATAGAACAGAAAATTGCTGAAAGAGGTGTAGAGGCTTTAGAAAAGGAGCCAAGTTTATTTAACGATAAAACCGCTAAAGGACTACTAAAACTTTCAGATGACCTAAACTTCTTTGAAAGCTTCTTAGAAAGTCTGGGTTATCATAAGGAGACTCTTAATACTAACGGAGAATATCACCTAAATTTAAGTCCAACTAGTACAAATCAAATAACCGACACTGAAACAAATGAACATGTTATTTTAAGCGGCCGTGAATATCTCGAATTTTATGAAAGAATATCTAGGGTTATTGATTTTGAATTCAATGAACTAAAAAGAAAAAAAGATTCTACTAATGCTATAAATCAGTTATTTGGACAAGATGAACTATTATAGGTGGACTGCCTGCCTATAATAGTTAATTTATTATATTGAGGTGATAAAATGGCTTCATTCCAAAAGTATGAAACAAAACAAGGCTATAAATGGTTGTTAATCGCTGAAATTGGTATTGATCCAGCAACAGGGAAAAGGAAGCAGAAAAAAGTAAGGGGTTTTAAAACAAAAAAAGAAGCCCAATTAGCTGCAGCAAGCATAGAGCAAGAAGTAGCTAATGGAACTTACATCAATGAACCTGACATATTATTTAAAGATTTTGTGCAAGAGTGGCTTAACATTTACAGCAAAAGCACCAAAATAAGTAGCCTACGTGTTAGACAAAAGCAGTCGGATAAATTAGTCGACTTTTTCGCAAACATCAAAATGAAAGATATCACAAAAAAGATGTATCAAACAGCTTTAAATGATTTACATGATAAAGGATATGCGTTTAATACACTTGATGGCATCCATACAGCAGGTAGAATGATTTTTAAAAAGGCTATAGAGTTACAAATAATAAAATTCAACCCTACAGATAACGTAAAACTCCCTAGAAAGGTGGAGACAGTAGAAGATATAGAAAACGATAAGAAGGCTATAAAATACCTGGAGAAAGAAGAATTAGCGCATTTCTTACAGGTCGCAAAGGAAAAAGGATTAGATAACGATTATGTATTTTTTTCTGTTTTAGCATACAGTGGATTGCGTGCCGGGGAATTATTAGCTTTAAAGTGGACTGATGTAGACTTTGAAAACAATACTATCAAAATAACTAAGACGTTATATAATCCAGATAACAATAGCCAACGCTATCATTTACTTACACCAAAGACTAAAGGTTCTATCAGAACCATTAAAATGGATCATGGTATCATGAAATTGCTAAAAAGCCATAAAGCAAAACAAAATGAGTTAAAGCTATACACACGTCCTAAATACGTAGATCAAGGCTTTATTATTACAAAAGCAAGCGGCTATCCCGAAGTAATTAAAATGGTTCAGAATAGATTAAAGCGCCTTATAAAGTTATCCAATATAACAAAAAATATTACTCCTCATTCATTCAGGCATACACATACATCGTTACTTATTGAGGCTGGTGTAGGTATTAAAGAAATCCAACAACGTTTAGGGCATACAGACATCGAAACTACTATGAACATATATGCACACATGACAAAAAATATGGAAGAAAAAGCCTCTCAAAAGTTCAGCGAACTAATGAAAGGCTTCGTAATTTAA